GAGATGTGTTCATACACCTGTTTTAATAAATTCAAAGAGGAGAATGGGTGCAGAAAATGAGAAAGTTTACAAAACATCCAAAGGCACCAATCAAGGCGTCTAAAGCAGACAAGTGGTATACTTGTCCTGAATGCCATAATAAGGCAGTTGTGCCCGTCTATCCTGACAACACGCCATTGGTAGACGAAGGCGAAGTATTTATCTGCAATGAATGCGGTGCTGAATTTGAAGCACATCCACTTTATAACGGAGAAGTGAAATTCACCCTTCCGTTCAATGAATATGTTCAGCGTCACGGTCCGGGCGGCCCTGACGATCTAACTGATGATGATTACGACTACTGGTACAGTCGTTGGGAAGCTTATGTAGACAGCATCAAGCGTCGTGTGAACTCTGCTAAGGAAGTCAAGGCAAGCTCCAAGAAGGAGCCCGTGACGTTTGATGAGTATTGCCAATCTACTTGGGGCATTCCTTCTTCTAAGCTGACTGCTGATGACAAGAAGCGAGCAGAAGAGGAGTATCACAATGTAACTAAGCAGCCTGTACAGACAGCAGCAGACGCAACGCACAAAACAGATCGTCGTCTTTCACCTACATCTGTGCGATACAGAGGATACCTCATTGTACTAGACCGAGGCGGTGATGGTTACAACATCTACGACAAACATCGTGAGCTAGAAGATGCTGGGCACTCTTCCTTAGAGTCTGCTAAGAAGTGTGTTGATGAAATTATCAGCGAATCTGGTGTTACTGCTGCACAGGACAGTGATACCTATTGGATGGCAAAGTACACTGATATCAATGGAAATCAACACAAGATTCTATTCAAATTCAATTCTTCAGATTTCAGCGAAGCTGAAGAGGAGATGGATGCTGTAATTCCCGAACCATACACTCGAGCTCGGCTATTAGGTAGAGGTGGTCTCGGTGCAGAACGTGATGGATTTGTCTTGGTAGGTTGTGATACTGCTGCAGTAACTGCTTCTGAAGATGTAGATGAGTATGAAGATGATATCCGAGAGATCTCTCAAGAATTCACCTCAGAGAATACTTCCATCAATAGTGGCAAGCTGCCGGCTATCTTCAAGATGATTCATCTGGAGCCAGGTACAATCAACATCGACTATGGCGGCGGCAAGTTTGATAATGTTGCCGAATATCTTGCTCCGATGGATGTAATCAACTTGGTCTACGATCCTTACAACAGAACCCCGGAACACAATCGTGAAGTTCTTCGAACTATTCGCAAGGCCGGCGGTGCTGATTCAGCTACATGTTCTAATGTTCTGAATGTCATCAAGGAGCCTGAGGTTCGCAGAAATGTACTCGAGAATATTCGTCGTGTAGTCAAGCCTGAAGGTGTAGTGTACATCACCGTCTACGAAGGTTCAGGCAGAGGTAACGAAGGTCCGACCAAGAGCGGCTATCAGCTGAATCGCAAGACTGCGGACTACCTCGATGAGATCAAAGAAGTGTTTCCTGATGCTATCAGAAAGGGCAAGCTGATCATCGCTCATCCTTCTGGAAGTGCAGTAACTAGTGATGTTTCGCTGCCTAGTCGATACTGGGAGCCTGGAGCTGATGAGGATCACGACATTGAAGTCTCTGCCGAACAAATGGATGAGATTTATGAGTATCTCTCCGAATGCGGTGGTTACACCGACTACAATCAAAAAGTAGATGATGTGATGGAGATGCTCAACTGCTCTCACGCTCAAGCCGAAACTATAGTGTGGGGCTGGTCAATTCATGAACAAGGTGAAGATTGGTTCTTAGAAGATGAAGACGATTATGTTGAAGGTGCAAGTGGCGTTTCAAACAAAGACTTGATGTTCCTTGCTAAGAAGGCCGCTGAAGTAACTACGGCTGAAGATCTAGAAGAAATCATTTCTTCACTCTTGTCAGTAGACAAGAAACTGTACACTAAGTACTCCGAAGAAGCTCGTTCTGACAAGTCACCCGCTGCTATTGGTAAAGACATTTCTGATGATCTTTACTGGCGAGCACAAGGAGATAAAGTCACAGCTGCAAACTACGGAGGAGCTTACGACATTGCAGATGATGAGTATTTCAGCAAGGATGAGCTGATGGAGTTTGCGGATTCACTAGAACCGATGATTCAACATCTTGCCGATGATGAAGATCCTGGAAGCGATGTACAGTTCAGCGGTGTTTATCTGGACAACAACATGCTAACTGTTGTTTTTTCAATTGATGGTGCAGAGCATGAAGGAACTGTTCGGATAGATAAGCGGAAAGTCAGACGAGTCAAGGATCTATACAAGTATGTAGCTCCTCTATTTGAACAGATTGCTAGTTCCTTCTGGGACTATGTAGAGCCTGAAGCGACAGAGCAACAGCGTGCTAGTTGGATGAAGATCTGGAAGGATATTCAGATTCCTAGTTATGTATCTGACTTGACTAGTTCTCGAAAGGTCAAAGGACAGCCAGTCAAAGCTGCTCTTGTAGAAACGCCGAAAGAAGTAGTTGATTCTCTGATCGACATTCTGGATCAGTACGGATTCATCCTTGACCCGGCATACAAGACCAATCCTGGTAAGACTTGGATGGGAGCTGTTCATCTACAGGTCATAAATGAAACATCTCATGTTCCTCAGAATGACTTCGTTGCCCTCAAGGACAATGTGCCTAGAGCGATGCTGGATGCGATTCATGAGTTAGAAGAGGGTTCTAATTGTCCTATCACATGGAGCTTTGGCGTTAATAAAGACGGTCAGGTTACTGCCGGTCTCGACATCATGGAACAGTATGTTGAGGATGCTGAAACTATCATGTCTGCTTCTTCTATCTCAATGAAAGCTATTCATGACAAACTTCTCAATGCTGCTAGTAAGCGCATGCAGAAGAGTGACATGGGCTTCCCGCTATCGGAGATCGCTGATTACCTCATTGTAGAAGAGGAAGAAACTGAAGATGGTGCGCTTAAGATTGAAGTTCGTTGCGAACTCAGTTATCGCGGAATGGAGAAGTTAGCAGAGGCTCTAGATCCAATTGTTGCACGTTACGATAAGAACGCTTACTTCGACATGGTAGCTCCCGGTATCATGGAGGCCTTCATCTTCAATAAGAAAGTGACTGCCGATACCATGACGCCTGTAGAGTCATCAGTGTTTGACTTCCCTGAACCACCACTTGAGCCTCCTGATTATGATGATCCTGAGGAAAAAGAAAGTGTAGAATATATCACCGTCGATCTAGATGATGATATCATAGTTGAAGTTGATACTGTAGATTTCGTAGGTAGTCCTAAGTTCGAGAAAGATGAAGCTGACTGGGTTGTTGATGAACATCCTAGTATTCAATTTGACTATTCCGAATCTGTAGCAGAGAATGTGCTTGATCTGCTATTGCCGCAACTTCCTGCCGAACCGGGAACATATCGAGTTCGTGGTAGAATTCATCTTGCATACGATGTGATGGTTCCTGTCTACTATGAAAGCTACGGTCCGGATGATGAAGAATACATTGTCGATGATGATAATGTAGAAATCGATTTCAACTATAAGAAGTCCTCAATCGAGAACATCGAGGTTGGAAAAGATTGACCTAACCTAGAATCGTTATTATCTGTGTAGATGCCTAATCCTTAGGTGTCTACACAGATAACTTTTTATCAATGCTCTAATAGGAGGAAAAGTTAAAATGAAAACCGTACAAAAGATCGCTGTCTACTTCTTCGCCGCTGTTGCTGCGGTTGGGTTCTTTGTCATGCTCGGTGCCGAAAGTTCTGAACACTGGCGCATCTTACTTCGATGGGGCTGTGTAGCTTTCATCGGAGGGACAAGCATCGGCTGCTTTCTTAGCGATCCTCGCAAGTACTATCGTCACATCTACGGATGGGCAGCGGTAGTGCTCGTATTTGTTTATGTTAATTTTCATCGCGGAGGCAAGCTGTCTAAGACGCTCAACCTCATTCGGATCAACGTCGGCGGGTATGCTAATCTCAGCAGATTCATTGCTGACAGCGCTTACTACGATGATGTTCACATGGAGGACTACAACTGATGGGACTGAACCTTTCTCAAGAGAGTGCAGTGAATTCTACTGCAAAAAAGATCCTGTGTCTGGCGGGAGCAGGAACCGGTAAGACCTACACCATGATTGCTCGCATCAAACATCTGGTGGATCAGGGCGTACCTCCCGAAAGCATCTTGGCACTGACGTTCACAAATGCAGCTGCGTTTGAGATGAAGGACAGGTTCACTAAGCTGAGCAACTCTCCTAGAATTCCGGAGTTTCGGACATTCCATAGTTTCTGCTATCATCTTATCATCACCAACTCCTCTGTCCGCATGGCCCTCGGATATTCATCCATCCCTACTGTAGCTGAACCTGAAGATTTGAAGCAGATAGAAAAGGCCTGCCTGCTGAAGTTAGGCATCAAGCAGTCCTACAGAGCACTTGCTAAGTCTACAGATCTTCGAGATCAAGATATGTTGAAGGTCTACAACAAGGCTTTCGCTAAAGAGATGCGTACTCGTGGCCTCATAACTTTTGATCGACTCTGCTATGGTGTATGCGAGATGTTCAAAGACAACAAGCCCTACATCATGAAATACAAAGATCAGTATGAATACATATTTGTAGACGAGTTCCAGGATACTGATCCGCGTCAGTGGGAGTTTGTATCATCGTTCCCTGATTCTAATTTGTTCGTGGTCGGTGATGCCCTCCAGGCTATCTACGGCTTCCGTGGTGCAGACAGCAGCATCATCAAGGCTCTCGCTGTCGATCCCGAATGGGAAGTGATTCGACTTGTGCAGAACTATCGATCCACTGGATCTATATGTGATTATGCAAACGGAAACAGCAAGCACGCTGATCCGGCGTATCGAGTTGACATCATCTCTGAAAGATCTCTCGGGCAATCTGTTGATGTGATTCCTTGCAAGTTGAAAAGTAGCTGGTATCTTGCTCCAGAAGCATTCGACATGGTTGTTGCCGATTGGAGAAACCAGTCGAATTGTTCGGGTGCAATCCTCTGCCGGACCAACGCTGAGGTAGAAGCTGTAGGTAAGGAGCTGACAAAACGCGGAATTGATTTCATCAGCGGTAAGCAGAATAATGAAGCTATTCATCTCCTTAAGTCCGCCTTGGATAGCAAGTATGCACTAGATTGGTTATCTACATATCTCAATGCAGAGAAGTATGCTTACTACATTCGAGTAGAGACTATCTCTGCTCTGCCTGATGACGACGATGAGGATCGGCTAGAGAGGTTCCTCAATATGCACAAAAACGCTATGCAGATCAGCTACAGATGGAAAGCAATTCAGAGAATCTGGGAGTTGTCACAAGATACAGAAGAATTGGCAATTAGTCGATGGAGCAGTCTCTGTAGATATTTGAGCGTTGATGTTCCTGATCCGGAAGATCTATCAGATGATATTGGATGGCAAGATATGCTGAATCTTCTCGCTGAAGCTGCTTCCGCATCCAAGGAATCTTCGCTGTATGTAGGAACAATCCACTCCTCCAAAGGACTCGAGTATGATGTAGTTTATCTTCTTCATGTAGGTTCTCATACATTCAAGCTGATTGACGAGGCAGCAAAGAATCTGTTCTATGTAGGAATTACTCGAGCAAGAGATCGGCTAGTTGTCGAAATTCAGCTGTAGGAGGAGTATCATGAATGATTTCTTGAAATTCATTGAAGGACTTGTCACGTGGTTTCCTGTTCACGTTGAGATAACTTACAGTAAGCGAACCGATTGGCAGATCCTCGTGACGAAAAAAGGATGTGCATCAGATTATCCGGAATCTCCGCATGTAGACGACGATGTAATCTTGTGCTGTGAGACATCTATCGACATGGAGCTATGCTTTGCACAAGCTCAAGTAGCTGTGAAAGAATGGCTATCTGAATATAATGGTGGATATTGATACAAGTTATGAAGGAGGAAACATGACTACAATCAAAGTACTTCACGATGCTGAAGAAGGACGATCTGATTATACTCGAGACTTTCTTCTTCGCATCTCCAAAAGACTATCAGGGAGAATGGAGTGCCATCAGCTCACTTATCAAGTGATCATTGGCAGATGTTCCGTCGTGTTCATTCCTCCCGTGATGGTTTATCCTGATCGTCACACCAGAAAATCTGCAAGCAAGCTGAACATCGTAGAACACATAATTAAGCGAGACAGCGAGCTATATGCCGGAACAGATGAGTTCGGCGTGACACATATCTACCCGAATGTCTTAGTGCCGGGCACTTATGAATATCAGCCATCTATCGACAAAAAATCTAGACGATGGGTTCGTATTCGCTAATAGAATCGTTATAGTATGTACAACCAAACATGATGGAGGATCACTTATGGATGAGATGAATTACTTCCCTGCAAACGAAATGGAACACAATGTGTGGATCGATGTTTCTGATCGCAACTTCTACGCAATCATTGAACAGACGGACCGCGGTCCGTTCATTCAGGTCCCAACCAACGGCATGAAAACTCGTGGCATTTATCTCTTTCCTGACAAACATCTTCGGGCTGTTACTAAAGGTGAGATTGTCAGGATCACTAAGGTGTGTTTGAAGGCCACTTTTGGCTTCTTCCGGTCAGTTACTGTAACTAATCCTGATGATGTAGAAAACGGCAACTTCCTGCACATGGGATACTTCACAGAGAACGATGTGGAGGATACGCTGAAAGCGGAGGAACAGCAAGAAACCAACACATAAAAGAAAGGAGTGTCATGTATGAAGATTCGCAAAATCACCATTCGAGGCATGCACAATGTTGTCCAGAAGGAGTACACATTCGACAACATCACATACCTGATCGGGCCAAACGGCAGCGGTAAGTCCACAGTCCTGCAAGCGATTCAGCTAGCGTTGCTGGGCTACGTTCCGATGACAGGCAAGGCCAAAGGTTCTGTGTTTCAGCACATGAGCGGCAAGACAATGCAGATCATTCTCGAGTTAGCTGACGGCGACAAGTCCGTCACTATCACGCGTATGTTCTTCTCCAATGGCGGAAAGAACACTAGTGAAGTGATGGTGGATCCCGAAGGTACTTCGCTTGACGCTATCGTCAATGATCTGGAGCTACCGATATTCAACTTCAACGAGCTGCTGGGCATGACGGCCAACATGCAAAAGGACTGGTTCATCAAGTTCCTGCCGGAGGTCGAAGATGACCAAGGTGTCGAACTTAAACTGATGGAGTCTCTCAACGACTTGCATCTAGATCCTCAGGCTGAGTTCGTCATCAGTCTCATGCAGCAGTGGCATGAATATCGAGCAATGACAGGCGGCGTGTCTGCAGCGTTAGCGCATTTCAACAACTACCTCAAGTCAGTTCGGCAGCTCAAGCTGACTGAACAGACTCGTGTCTCCGGCACTATCAATTCGCTGATCCGCTACGATGATGAGAGTTCGGACGAAGGCATACTTGAGGCGGTCAAGGAAGAGCGAAGGAAAGTCAGGGCCCATAGAGATCATGTTGCGGATTATCTCCACAAAAAGGCCCAGTATGATCGTGTTCAAGCCGAGCTCCAGAGGTTCTCGATGAATGATCAACTTCCGCTCGAGGAGAATCCGGACTACATTGCTGCAAACAGCGCGCTCCTCCAAGTGCAGCAGAAGATGACCGATCTCAGCGATGCTATTATTCGTCTTCGTGGTCGTCGTGATCAGTATCGGGACCAGATGGCTCCGCTAGAAGCTCTTCTCAAAAGTACCGATGGGACTTGTCCTTTTACTAAATCAATCTGCGATAGTATCAAAGGTCTGCTAGATGATGCACGTACTTCTCATGCATTGATCCAAGAAGATTACTTAGGAGTATCTAATCGCATTATTGATATGGAGAAGGAGTTGGAGGGTCTCCGCAAGCAGATGATGCAGTTGGGTCAGGACTTGTCTCAGATTCGTGTGAATCACGACAACTATCTTCACATCAGCGCAATGCAGATTGAGGCACCTGTAGCTCCGGAAGGGTCTACTGACCTTGCTGAGATCGATGCTATCATCACTGATCTGGAACATCGGATCGGACACATCACCGCAAATGTGCAGTATGCTAAGCTCGCAGATACTATGACCAAAGATAAGTTCAAAGTAGATCTTGAGCTCGAGGTTCTGAAGCGGTTGATTGCAGCTACAGGTCCGAACGGCATTCAGTCTGCTCTTTCTGTTAGACCGTTCGCTCACCTGGCAGTAGATATGTGTAACTACACTTCTCCGATATTCGGCGACAAGCGAACTCCGAAGTTCATCATCTCGGAGAAAGCCAATTCCTTCAGTTTCGGATTGCAGAATACCGAAACCAACGATTATGTTCCGTTCTCGCTGCTCTCAAGTGGTGAGAAGTGCGTAGTGTCTACTGCTCTCATGATGGCTATCATCAATCGTGCCAAATCTCCGCTCAAGGTTCTGATGATTGACGACTTGTTTGATCATCTGGATGATCAGAATCACGATATCTTGACCGCTATGTTAGCATCGCATCCGGAGATTCAGTACATCCTCGCCGGTGTAGTTGGCTGCGCCAATGATCATGTGACACTTATCAGCATCTAATACAACAGCGTGCTGCATGACGAATCCTACCTTTTATGTAAATACCAAAACCATTTGGAGGATCCGTCATGCAGCTTGTTGTAGGTGATAAGTATCCCGTCATTGTTTCTCACATAGTAAATGCAGGTGTTGTAGTAAAGCTATCAGATAACAGTACTCAGTTAATTCATCTATCCAATATCTCAGATCAATTTGTCCGATCTCCTGCTGATTATGTTCGGCCAGGTGATAAATACGAGGCCGAATGCATCTGTGGATTCAACGGTAAAGTACAGCTGTCCCTGAAGCACCTCAAGTTGCGTCGCCGTCTTTCAGATTCGGAACAGTTTGTAGCAGCAGTTGAAAAGATTCCAATTCGACCGGAGAAAATGAAACAAGCAGATCCTAGACCTACGAACATGTATCACCCTAAGGTTCGCAAAGAATTGACGACCTTAGATGATATGATCGCTGCCTCTAACAGAGCTTATCAAGATAAGATGAGAAGGGGCAAGAAAGACAGTAGACGGCGCAAGTAGTTCGTCATCTGTCGATCGTTATTGTAGATGAAGACGGAAGGCCTTCCGTTTTCTCAGGTTCGACGCCTGCCTTCCAAGCAGGCTGGTGCGGTACACATTCCGCAGGCGGTGCCGAAGGGGTATGGAACCATATCCAAAGGGATCCCCACCGCCAACCATACACGGGAGTATAGCTCAGCTGGTAGAGCACTTCCCTTACAAGGAAGGGGTCGCAGGTTCGAGTCCTGCTGTTCCCACCAAGTGACGAATCCGTAGTCCCGAAATGAACGGAACCTTAGATCTCCTCCCTATCATGGACCTGAGTTGATCGCCAGCACAAGTGACACAGGATGCACTGAATAGCAGAAAATCCCGGGAGACAAAGTAGTGATACTTGTCATAATAGGTGCATTAAACTAGAGGGTTCGTTGCTTTCCATTCCAACCGCTTGCCCGACTTGCCCCCATATCTAGTCCGAGCTGACCTACCTGGACCGTTCGCTCCTATCTGGTTGCTCTCTTTACTAGCCTTTGACAAGTCGTAACCAAGAGCAAGTGTTCAAAAGAAACAGTCTGATCACGCCTCCGGCGGAGCTTCGGTGTTGATGCCATCTTTGCTGATAGCTGTTTCATGTGAGGTTACATAAATGCGGTTACTCACATTTTGATTCAACCGGCTCAAGGTATCTATAACGCGATGCATCCAGCGTTCTTCCCCTCCCAGTATCTGGCAGAAGTTAAGTAGATATGTGCAGATACACCCCCACATGGGCCCGTAAAGGTTTCGACAGGGTTCTGAGAAAACACAATTCGCAGGTATGATACCGCCTAAGGGTCAACAACAAATTAACTGACACTACTATCATCGCTATCCATCCTGCTTTCGCTGCTTCCTCTCTGAAGGCTGCTGCTTAAGCACTACAGGATCCGAAACAGTGTACCTCCTGCTAGGTAAACACTTGAGGTCAAAGAATTAGCAGGTCGCCAGGTATAACAGACTTATGCTGGCGGTACTGAATGACGTTCCTTGTTGTCGGAAAAACAAGGTGGTGGAGGCGAACCCATAACTGGGCAGCCCTAACAGGCACAAAGGTCATGGTAAGGTCCTTGGCAGCCTACTGAATGCCAGAAACGAGTTTCCTACTGCGTAAGAAGATTGTGTTTATGTAGGAATTTTGGACGCGAGTTCGACTCTCGCCGGGTCCACCATAAACGCCGCTGTGATGGAATTGGTAGACGTAGCGGACTTAAAATCCGCCGGAGTTATTCCGTGCCGGTTCGAGTCCGGTTAGCGGCACCAGAAAGGTATGAATCATGAAGAAGTATCCTTCGTCGTTCATTAGTTGCCTAGGGCTTGCTACTTGTCCCGCCCAAAAGAAGTAGCTCGCAAGATGCTGTGGCAGCTGTTGTCTGCAGCGACAGCCGGCAGTAAAGTCTAGTACAGGTCAGATACTAACTACGACAAGCAGCTATCTTGTTAGATAAATGATGCAGATAATACATCCAGGTGTAGTTCAGTTGATAGAACGCCGGCCTTGGGGACCGGATGTCGGGGGTTTGAGTCCCTCCACTTGGACCATCTAATATGATTGTCCACTAAAGAATCAACAGATTCTGGGGAGGGTACTAGGTCCGGCACGAAGATTGTAACGTTTCTAGTGTCACATATGGACCTAGTATCCGAACATATAAGGAGCAGTGTCCGAGTGGTTTATGGAGCCGGTCTTGAAAACCGGTGACTCCGCAAGGAGCCGTGGGTTCAAATCCTACCTGCTCCGCCAACATGTTCAGCTGATGGAATTGGTAGACATGTCGGCTTCAAGTACCGATGCAGCAATGCATGTGGGTTCGAGTCCCACGCTGAACACCAATCAGGTAAATAGTGCTACGAAGTGCCGGAGACATCTTGGAGTAAGGTACTAACCACACCGGAAAGCACGCTATATGTGCAAAGCTGTAGTTGAATGGATGGTCACAGCTATTTACTTGATTCATACATGGGGTTGTAGCTCAGTTGGGAGAGCAATTGCCTTGCAAGCAATAGGTCGTGGGTTCGAGTCCCATCAATTCCACCACAATATTCACCTGTAGTTTAATGTAAGGCGATCAACAAGTCCTTCGGTAAAACACCTGATGCGCAAGGGAGATGCAGGTCCAATTCCTGCCGGGTGAGCCATTCGGGAAGTCTGCCCGTGTAGAAGGCATTCTACGAAACAGACCATAAGATGCGAAACTCCGGAAGCGGAGTCTGACCAACCAGCCTACGCAAAAAGCCGGCCACGAGCTGTGATGCAGCCCTTGGGTCAGCAATGGGCTGCCCTATATGGGCCTATAGTTCAGTTGGCAGAGCTGCCAGCTCATAACTGGTTGATCGCAGGTTCGAGTCCTGCTGGGCCCACCAGGCCGCGCGCTGTGCGGAATTGTTCATAGTACCTCAGTCCAGACAGACATGAGGGACAGGCAAGGGTGCTCCTGTAATGTGCTGTGCCGGAAGATGTCACCAGTCACATCTTCCACTCCGATCACTCGCACACAATCATGCAGATAAGGTTAGGACAACAGCACATCCGCTGCTTGATTGTGTTACATAATGGGATGTGGTGAAATGGTAATCACATCGGACTTTGAACCTTTAATTTTATTGTAACATCATAAAATTGGAGGTTCAAAATGTCAACTTATATCTGTGAGAATTGCGGTGTAACGCATGATGGGAAATATGGATCAGGCAGATTTTGTTCACCACATTGTAGTCGCCAATATGCTTCGCGGATGCACAGAAGTGAAGTAAACAAGAGAGTGTCGGATACACTAAAAGGTAAGCACAAAGATAAAGATAAGTTTAATTTAGGTTGTAAACAAAGATTAGATAAGTTGCCAGAATTTGTTTGGGATGCAGATGATCCACTTAGGTGTCCGGAATGTGGAAAATCGTTCAAAAATTATATTGGATTGAGTAATCATTTTAGCATGCATCTCCGTAGTAATCAAAAAATATCTAATAAATTTGTTTCAGCATACAACGGTACAGAACTTATCAAACTAGATATTAACTATAAACAGCTAGATGAATACAAACAAGCACATCCTGTGTGTGAAATATGCGGACGCGATTTTAGCCATTATCAAACAGTAAATGGAAATAAACGAAAAATGGGGCTGTCAGTTGATCATGATCATTCTACTAATAAGTTTCGAGGGATGTTATGTGTATGCTGCAATAGATCGTTAGAGTGGTTCATTCGATATCAGAAACAAATTGATGCATACTTAACTAAAGATACTGGGGATTAGCGTATTGGCAGCGCAACGAGCTTTGACCTCGTTTGAACTAGTTCGATTCTAGTATCCCCAGCCAAAGTGTAAGATAAACGATCCCCAAACAGTCCTGGCATCCAGTGTTGAAATAGTTCGACAAGATCTGGAGGATATCGCTGTACCAGGAGATCTTACACTTACCAGTAGTCCTATGGAGACTTGTATTCAGCTGATACAAGGGAAGGATGCATATATCGATGCACTCCAGCTAAGATGTGCCTCAAGCCTGCACGGGTTACAGTGGGTACAAACGGTGTGACACTCAAGCAGCAGGGAACTTAGCACCGTGACGCTTCGGAGAGACGAGAATCGGGTAGCTCCCGATGATCTGAGGGGTGCCTGCCTTCAGAGAGAATGAAATGCATTGCTACTTGGTGGGCCAGTGAGATTAGCTCTGCTGAAGGATCTGCCGATCTGGTGTATTCGACAAAAATGGCAGCACGGTACACTGGACCGAGAACCGGTCACCCATGCCGGGAAAGGTCAACTAAGTCATGATGAATAAGGCATCTACATGGCTTTGTAGCTCAGATGGTTAGAGCGCTGGCCTGTCACGCCAGAGGTCACGGGTTCGATTCCCGTCAGAGTCGCCAGGGGCGTAGCTTTGAGATCATGCCACACATCAGAAAATCCTCATGCTTAGAGTATTGCTACACAATCTAAGGGGTAACTAAAACGTCCCGGACGCACGAAAATTCGCCTGCGTGCGCATAGGAAAGATCGTTGGATCGCCGAAGAACCTATGGATGGTCGGACTAAGGCGTCGACTACGGGACACTATCAAAATAATGTGATACTTGTCCCCTGATCGTTATATTCAACGACAGGTGTAACAAGTTGTCCTGGCTAACAAAAACGAGATAATACGAAATAATATTATCACAAAGTGGCTGTTATCTGAATGCGTCATTTGGGACAGGCAGAAAATAATGTAGGGAATATCTGTCATCACATTAAACTATTCGGCAGGAGATGCTGTTGTAGCTCAGTTGGTAGAGCAGCGAATTTGTAATTCGCAGGCCGTCGGTTCGAGTCCGTCCAGCAGCTCCATTCTTCAAATTTTCTCGATCGTTATAGTAGTTGTAAGCAGCCAACACATCAATAAAATTCAAGGAGGTACTGATATGTACATCAAGTTGGTTCTTTGCAAGAGGAGAGATCACGGTACTCTCGTGATTGCCACTGCACCGGCATTTGGCAGCATCCGTCCGGGGTACGAGGTGATGCTCAACCATGAGGAAGGAGTTAAGCCTTTCCGGTGTGACGTACTCAGCACCGTGGATTGCGAGATCGACAGCGAAGCCTACAATTTCATTCTGGCATCTCACACGATGACCAGCAGAGATCTGTACACGGTTACGCAGACCGTTCACTACTTCAATGTAGGCGAAACTAATCTTCCTGATTAACTTGCGGATGTGGTGGAACTGGCAGACACGCTGGATTTAGGTTCCAGTGGATAGACCATGCAGGTTCGAGTCCTGTCATCCGCACCAGCGTCTAATTGACGCACACTGCCGGCCGGATACGACGACGACCAGGCAAGTAAGTAGTCGTGTAGGGAGTTAACACATAGGTCAAGTGGTGCTGACGCTCTCCTGAAGTCCGGTTGCCCCACTAGGTTGCAGTATTATAACCCGTAGCTGCAACTGAAATCGGGAGGGAGTTGCCCCGGCAGCAGATCATTTCAGCTGTCGGAGCCTGGCCGCACGCGCCGATAGTGACGCAGAAGAGCGGCCCCATGTGATCTAGCAAGGATGCGAGGAGTAATAACGTGTAGCTCTGAGTGATACGAATAGCACTATCTGTTGGAGCATGCACATTCCTTGTTAGAGCCGTAGATCCGGCAACATTATTGGGCCTCAGGGGGTCGCCCGTCTTGTTGTCAAATTGTCAACAAGGACGAAGGCAAGAAGCATGGTAACATGTTGAGCAGACTTTGACGAGAGATGCGACCCAGGCGCCAAGTGGGAAAAGGCGCCACACGAAAAGTACGTCACCGTCAGTGAAAAGATATATCTGACGGAAGCGACACTATACTGCCTGTGTGATGGTACATAGTATAGTGGGGGCGTGCAGGTTATTGTTGTACGGGTACCTAACAACCCCGGGAAATTCTCCATTGCAACATTTACTACGAGAGTGCAGAATAAAGTATCTTGTGCCAGAAGTAGACCTCAGCAGAGATGGAGATCTGTGAGCGAGCTGCAAGAGCGAATGGATCGAAAATGACACAAGCTGTGATCGGCCCCTTTCCGACAATCAATCCGGTGAGGGTTGGGGATGCGTCCCCAGTAGGATAGCGGACATGAATTGAGCAGAGGCTACGATGACCAACTCTTACTTGAGCGTCAGGCGTAATGTAACCGGAGAGATTGTTCGTAAAGGGGCCGTCATTGTTTCATCAAATTAAATCAGGATTGGTTCGGCCTGTGATCAAAAACAACTCTTAGAGCTTGATGGAAGCTTACGCAAAGGCGTGCGCGTATTAAAACAGCGTCCGCTGGAAGCTGGCATACCCCAGGGGAGACAGCCGATTGATCATCGGTAGTATGCCAACATGCAGGAGTAACTCAGATGGTAGAGTATCTGCCCTCCAAGCAGACTGCCGCGGGTTCGAGTCCCGTCTCCTGCTCCAGGGTACACACGATGCCCTCCCATGTGCTGTACTGTTCCGTTCCTTTCTGCGCCGCCGCCTATGTGCCGCCACACATAGGCGGCATTTCTTTGTTGTAGAATCGTTATTGTACATGATTCAACACAAATCAACGATCATCGGAGGTATCAAAATGAGTACTTATCTGAATTCTATTCCTGTGAAATGTATCTCTATTCGAGATAGCATGCCGGATCAAGTTCAAGTAGGTGAGAGCTATCTGCTGTCGCTCGATTCTATCTGGCAGGTCAAAAAAGACGAAGTATATGCAAACATCTACACTAAGGATGAGCGATTTGTCGGCAACATGCTTGTTACGCATTTTCAGTTCGAAGATGTAGTGACAAAACAAACAGAAGATCTCCTGGCCCGGCTTCGTGAGAGTTTCTACATTGAGTAAGGAGGAGTCAGCCATGGAGATCATCTTTGCAAGATGCAAGACAGCCAGCACGAGCTTGCCTAAACAAATCGAAATTGGTAGGATGTACTTAGTATCAGTAGAATCAATACACAAAGATAGCAATGACGATGTCTACGGAGATGTGTATGATCTTCACTCCAAATTCATTGGTCGTATGAAACTAGATCACTTCTTGTTTGAGAACGTAATCACAGGGTATCAAGAAACCATGCTAACTTACTTGCATCGAAACAAGTTGATTCAGTGAGGTGACATAATGGCACAGTTTAACATCTTAGCAGCACGGCTCAAAGAAGCGTCGCAGGAGTACTACACCACCGGCAAGCAAACAATGTCGGATGAAGTGTTTGACGCTGCACAGAAACTGCTCAAGGAGCACAACCCGGATGCAGCAGAAGTGTCACAGGTCGGTTGGGGATATGAGGTCGGCCAAGATAGTACTCCAGGTGAAAAGTTTCAACACACTTATGGGCTAGTAGGATCGTTAGATAAGGCCCATAGTTGGGAGGAAATCAACAAAGTCCTCAAAGGAAAGAACGTTGATATATCGTTGAAACTTGACGGACTTTCTATGGTCTTGTATTACAAACAAGGCGTATTAGTCCGAGCTGTGACTCGTGGAGACGGCGTAACTGGAATTGATGTAACTGATAAGATACTTCATGTTGTCGAAGAGCATCAGATCCATCTGAAAGACAAAACCTTCACTGGAGCAGTTCGTGGCGAAATTCTTATGCTGAATTCTGATTGGGATAAGTTCAAAGCGCTGCATCCAGAAGCTAAGAACTCAAGAAACGCTACTGCAGGTCTACTGAATGCAAATGAAGTTCGAGACGATCTCAAATACCTTACAATTGTAGTTTACAAGATTGTAGGCTCACAGTCTAAACCGCCTATGTCCATGCCTACTATGAATGTATGGCTTCAAGATAATTTCATGTTTACAGCTCCTCACGCTGGAGGCGTTCTAAACAGTTGTGATAATTTCAAAGAATTGTCAGAAATCTTGAACGGCAACGCATTACCTACTGACGGGCTTGTTATGAAGTTGTTTGACATCGGATGGAATTCATCTACAGGAGAGGTCACATATACTGAACAAGCATATAAGTTTCCTGCAGAAGTAGCGGTGACGGAAGTAGATCATGTGGAATGGAACTTAACAAAGAATCGGTTACTTGTTCCTAGAGTTAGTCTGAAAACAGTTCATATTTCAGGAACCGACGTAAGCTGGGCAACGGGTTACAACGCAGAGTATATCCTCAACAACCGCATTGGCCCCGGTGCAGTAGTTTCTGTAGAGAAACACGGAGAAATAATTCCTAATATAAATGAAGTGCTTGTGCCTTCAGAATTCTATCAGGTTCCTTATAGATGCCCGTGTTGCTATACAGAGCTAGACTGGCAAGGTGTTCATCTTGTTTGTCCTAATGAAAATTGTAGCAATGCTAAATTGCAAGACTTGCTCGTTTGGTCTGATGTTCTTGCTCCAATTGATGGATTTGGTGATACGCTTAGAACTAAATATTTCAAGCAGCTGTTACGCCCAGATGTTAGTATTGAAAAGCTGATGACTGATCGGCCGCTTATCCAAGATCCTGCGGGTGTCCAAGATACAATGTGTAACACAATGTTACAGAAACTGTACAGCGATGATCCGGTGGGTCCTGTCTCGGCAATTCAGTGTCTTAATATTCCAAGAATTGCAGACATGAACGCAGCTAAGTTGAACCAGTATTTTGTCACACTTCGAGGCAAAGGTATGACATGGCCTCAGGTTATTGATCATATTCTAGATCGCAGAAATTTCTACGAAGTAGCTGATGCTATCGGGAAAGCTAACGCGGAGTCTGTTCAAAACAATCCAGTGAAGTTAGAGAGGTTGAATTTCATTTCACATCGTCTTGTAGATGTTGGGATGACATTGATTCAGTACACTCCTGTCGCTATAACTGGTAAACTGTCAGTCCGTAGATCCGATTTCGACGCAGAGCTCCGCAAGTATGGATTTGTTATCTCAGAGATCAAATCAGGTGTAGCATATCTTATCACAGATGATCCAAATTCTGGATCTGAGAAGAATCGAAAAGCTGATAAACTCGGCATCCCTAAAATCACCGAAGCTGAATTCAGAGCAAAGTACATGGAGGTACTAGGATGAGCATACTAGTGAATGGTATGGAGATGCCAAAAGATAAAAGTCTGTGGCTCTGCATCCATCCTGATGGAACAGTCTACAACATAAAACCAGATCATGGTGGTGGAAGGCAGGGCAATGCTGTTTTCCTTCCTCCGCACGGTCGGTGCATTGATGCGGATAAAGTGAGACAGGAAATTGACGAAAGACGGCCGGGTAGAAGCTATGAAGATGCGTGGGCATTGACTGTGATTGATGCTGCTGATACTGTCATTGAAGCTGACAACGAGGTACCCGGATGAAAACAAACAGAGGGTTGAACTACAACATTTCAAAGATGATTACGATGTAGATTGTTCTTTACAAGAAAGTTCTGCATGGGTTCCGCACATATGGCTTGGAGTTGATTGCCCAAAAGTTAGAATCATGTATAAGGATGCTGTAGCGAACGGCCTGACATTGGATAAGAACGATCCAGAAACAAATGAAAACGGCTGGTGTGACTTTCCGATCCCGAAAGAAGCAGTGATCCAGTCTCGGATGCATCTCAATAGAACGCAAGCAGCAGAACTTGCAGAAAAGTTGCTGTTCTTTGCTCAAAACGGCTATCTTCCAGAAGAGGTATGCAATGATGACTGAAGTTTACAACTGTATGATAGATGTCTTTCGTGTTGTTGTTTATGTTCTTGCAATCTTAGCATTGATAAAGTATTTGATGGAGACATGACACAATAGAACGATGCTCAATGCCGCCATACTGCAGGGCAGATATGAAAGTAGTATCGACGTAACTACGGAGGTGATAAGATGAGTCGAGAAGCTGCAATCAGATCCGCAGATGAGTTGAAACCTAATAGCATAAGTTTAGAAGAAAAAGATCGATGGTTGAGTTCTCTAGAAAGTGCAATTAAGATTGAAAATCATGGAAAAGATGTAACTCTAGTAATTCCTGAATATCTAGAGATAGAATATGTTCTCATGCGCATAGCACTAGAACACGGAGAGCTTGAAAGCTATAATAAGTATGCAAAGCTCTTTAACAATGATCTGCATAAATGGATGTCGGAAGTGCTGCACCAATTCTCGCCGGATCCAAAGGAGGATGAACAACAGTGAACTATGGAGGTAAATGCCCTTACTGGGACTGTAGTAACCGAAATGAGTTAGGCTACTGTAGAACGACAGCTTGCATCAATCCTAAGTACCAATCAAATACTTATTCGTCATCAACCTCTACTAGTGTTGAGACGACCAGGTATCGTGTATATACTAGTGATAGTACTGAGGAGGACGAATGACCTTTAGTTACTGTAGCAGATGCCGCGGTCTATATCCTAAAAGTAGTATGATTCACCTTGAAACAGGAAAATATGTCTGTGAGTATTGTGCGGGCAAGAATCCGACGCTGATTGTAGATATTGGAGACTTCCACATGGAGTGCTGTCCAGAAGCAATGACTGTCAAACAGCGTAGACACATGATGGCTGTGCTTGGTCGCTACATGCGAAAACTCCAGAAACAGTCCAACGAAACTAAATAAACACCGCCTCACAACCTTGTATACAGATGAAACAAAGTTGTGGGGCGGTTCTATATGAGTAATTGTACCTGTTTATCCATAAGTATTCCTGAATTAGGTATTACTTTAGTTCCAGGGAGTCGAGTTCGATTGGATCGGTTTGAAACTGAGACTTGGACTTTACATCATGGGTGGTACTCATTTGATGGCAATCGAGCGATATGTGGATGGTACTTGACTTCAGCTGATGGAACAATCACTCGGTCGCTCCAGTTGATTGATCTTGACGATATCTACATGGTAGAATAAAGGAGTGACACGATGGAGAAACTTTATACTTTCAATGGTGCTGGTCAGATGATCCAAGAAGGCACAGCCGTAACTACTCCCGAAGATCCATCCGAACGCTGGATAGTTCATTTTGGGTGGTATCATCTAGAAATTCCTGGATCCTATACAATGATGGCCGGGTGGTACATGACGCGCGTATCTGATGGTCACATTGCATCTATCACAGAACCTGTACTTAGTACACTAGTTGTGTTGTGCGATGGTCATCCAGTAACGTGTCCTTGCTATCCTACCCCAGTAACTCCTGGTCCGGCAGTTCCAAATCCAAACTTCGCAGGAGCTACAATTCACACAATTGATGGTATCATTGCAGTCAATTCAGGTGTAGCACAAACATTCGGTGAACCTTCTATCTTCCCTGAATTCATTCAAGTGAATGATGTAGTTGTCGGAACAAATGGATGTATCGCCAAAGTAACTGAGATCGGATACATGGGTGAAGATCTAGAAGATCTCCAATACTTGATTGTAATGTCTACAGGAACTATGTTAGCTCGTTCCGACACCTGCGAAGCTCAGCAATCATCTTAGCATCTTTCTGCTAAATAATCATCCAAGGAGATTCGACTATGGATGTTGTATTCATAACTACAAGTGCATATAATCTGTCTAATGTAGCGGTCAAGAACGGTCAAGTTATTGCCCTTCGAGATGCGCCGGGATACTACTACGATCATGACAACACGCGCTGGCATGTCGGTGGCCTAGTACAGACAACAACACTGCCTCCGCTTATTGATATTGTTGAGGCCTCTCCGGCAATTTACCTGCTGACTGCAGTGGATGGATCTTACAGCCCTGGTGTATATGTGCCTAATGAACTACACACAGAGTGGATCCGAATTGCAGGAAATGTGATCGAAGATGATGTCCCCAACGATTCTCATGATTATGTGAGGCGAAATCAGACCTGGGTAGAACCTTACTCAGTGATGTCGTGTACGGGAGTCGCATCTGATGTTTCCAGGATCAACACAGCTATCGCTGATTTCTACAGTTCAAATAGACAGTATGGGACAATCAAGATCGTCGGAGAATTGAACTTCGGTTCCAACTTAGGGCTATCGCTCTTAGCTTCAAATCCGGATCAGAGCTTGACACTAGACTTCTCCGCAGCAACAGTCACTGCTGACGATCCATATTCTGGCTGCATGTTTGAGATATCGTATCGTGGATCAGCGTCACACGCTGGTGGTAAAGTTCAGATCATTGGACTCGATACAACTGCTGTGTGCGGATTCATCTTCGACATCTACACAATACAGCAAGTCGAATTGATTCGATGTGCTCTCCAACACGGTTATGGCGCCTATGGAACAACATCAACAATTGTAGTTTCGTCCGCCAGTCCGTTCAAACTCATCGACTCCTCAGTGATGTTTGTGGATACAACCACAGCAACCACCAAACCATTTATGAAATCTGAGTTTGAGATGATTCCAATCATTATCACAGGTAATACATTCCGATTCACAGATCCATCGAACAACTTGACAGAGATAATTGTTGATTTCTTGGATCCGTGGAGTAGCTACTGCGTATTCGAGGACAATGTGATTGTCGGATCGTTGATTGTCCGTACTGATGTTAACAACACACCTGTTGTCATGAATACATCATTGAACAATACCGTATTGAGTGAGGTGTAACTAGGTGACAGATATCATTTACAACGAAGGTAGAGTAGTTGGTTTCAGCGCTTATGAGACCTACATTCGGCAGCACTTGTCCGAACTAGGAAGTAGCATTGAGCCTGCAAGCGAACGCGAATGGCTTGCTTCAATGCTTGATGGCGGATCTGCTGTTCTGCTGAAGATCCCGGCAGGTATCTCTAACGCAGTAGCGCATAACACTGGATGGTTCTACTTAGATATGAATCTTCCAAATACTAATGCATACATGACGCGGCTGTGCGCGGCAAATACAATTACTGCGCATCTGTTTGCAGGACATGGAAACTACACTATCAATAGTTTCCCGAGAATTGCAACATCTATTGCCAGTTATGGTGACTTGATCCCTAACACGCAATCTGAGCATCCTACTGGTGCTTACTCTTCGATAAACTCAGTTCCGATTACAGCCCAATCGACTGCACTAGATGCGATGAAGCACAAGGCGGAGCTGTATGCTAAGATCATTGATGGCGTAGTAATTCAACCAGGTACTTGGGTCGAGAATCCAAATGCCAGCGGAGGTTCTCCTTCATACTTCTTACAGCCTGATCTGAAGAAGTCTCCTGGTATTCGTTTGAAGATTGCTGTCGATTCAAAAGCTGATTTCGATGAAGATGTTGAGATCCTTTTGATCGGCTGGACTAATCGCTCTGTCGTTGCTGGCGAAGTAGGAACCAGCTTAGTAGACCCTTCACCTACTGCATCAGGTACACCCAATCCGTTAGATCAAGATTTCTTAGGGCCTGCTACGTTCCCTTGGGCATCTAAGATCGTGTTTGTAACTCCCTCGTATTCTATGTATTGGGCCAACCAGCGTCTAGACGAGATTGAAGATAAGATCGAGGGAATGTCAGTTACTACTGTTTCTTATGAAGATGTAACGGTATCCGGGCTTCATGGTTCTACTGAAACTGTTGAAGATGCTATCATCAAAGTGATGCCGCATGTAGACGGGCAGCCAGACGATCCTGTGTTTGGTCTGTCAATGAAGTCACGCAGTAACATTTCTAAGCTTGATGAGACATACACAGTAAACGCGAATTCATTAGATGGTTACATCAAGTGGTCTGATCTGATCCCAGCTCTGCATAATCTGTATCCTGCAATTGTTCCGGGTTATACGGTCCATGGTAGAATCGATGCGTTGACATCATTCTTGCGTCAGCTTAGCAACAGCCTGAGCGATGCAAGCAGCGGCCAATACGTCATCAATGTAGAGAATAACAATATCACGCTCGGTGATTATGTCTTTTCCGATGACGAGATTTCTAAGTTCCAGTTGAACTTGATTCCGTCAGCAACTGCCCTCGGTTCTGACAACACCTTCAAAGGACACTGTCGGTTGCTCAATGGATCTACAGTAACTGGCAATAAGCCGATGTTCAAAGACATGAAACTTGATCTCTTCGGTTACATGTCTACATACAACAACGGAACTGATTCAGAGTCCACATATACGCACACATTGAACATGTTAGCCACATTGACCATGATCAAGAATGACGGTTTCCAATTTGGCGCCAATTGTGACCAGTGGTATCAAGTATTTGTTCTTGATGATAGAACTAATATCTGCACGCTACTGAATGTCATCTTGTCTCTGCGAAAGGGCAGTGCTAACACAGGTTCTAACAGCATAATGATCGCTAGCGGTGGTAGATCAATGCTACGAAATGCGGATCAAGGTGTTTGGGGTGCCAGCTGTTGGGTTCATACAGACATCATGGCCTACATTCGTATCAAAGGAATTATCTCAGCGATCAATTCTGCTGGAATTGCTGATACAATTGTGAAATTTAATTCAATAGCAAGTTCAGGTTCACCTAAGATATATGGTGTAGTGTACGGTCGATCTGATCTGATTGGTGGAGCTAGTGCTCCTTATTCTGCTTCCGGTTCGTTCTCTTCTTGTGCAGTAACTGGCGCAGTTGGAATAACAGAACGTCTTGGCGGTCAAGATAACTGGCCCAACACAGGAACTATTACTGCCACCGCAGAGCTTGTTGATGGTACTACACGGCAAGTTACCATAAACCTCTCCTAAGGTGATGTATCATGATTTCTGCCAATAAACTAGTAAACATTCTCGGCACATATCTATACAAACATTTGGATGGTGCATTCAAATACATTACTTCATCTAACATGTGCGATGTTTACTTCACCCTCCTTTATCAACTTCGTCCTGAGGATCAAAGTCCTAGCAACACACCAGAAGAAAACGATGTTCATGAACTGACAATCAACCTAAATCTCACCACTTATCAAAATAAGATTCGTGTAAACATCATAGAGAGAACTCCTATGGAGAAGACACTTGGCTGCGATGTATATCCACCAGAGAAACTCCAAGATCTAGAAGCAGCTAAAGATATGATATTTGCAAAAGTAGTGAAACGAGTTTCAAAAGCATACAAAGATTTTGACTTCCTTTTCTGATAGAGGAATGGCCGCAATTGCTCTATCAGCCATGTGACCTCCTTTCACATAAAACGGTGGCCGTCTATCAATGTCCAGTACGGGGAGCTGGATTGCGATAGGCGGTCATTGTTGTATGAATCGTTATAGTAGATGTAGGACATGTTCTTACATATCAAAACAAATAAGGAGATAAAAATCAATGAACTTCGAATTTCACAATGAAGTGGTCAATGTCACTCCGGAGATGGCAGCTGAGTGGCTTGAGAAGAATGTCGCCAACAACCGTCCTGTTCGTGCTGTCGAAGTCAGCAAGTTCGCACGCGACATGATGAATGGCAACTGGCGGCTGACTCACCAAGGTATCGCATTCAATACAGAAGGCCGGCTGATTGACGGTCAGCATCGTCTTCGCGCGGTCATTCAGTCTAAGTGTACTGTTCCTATGATGGTGTGGTACAACCTTCCGGAAGAGTGTCTGCCGATGATTGATACCGGCCTTGCGCGAACCGCAAGTGATAGCATCGGCTTCCTGACGGCGGACAATGCATACACTTCCAAGATCGTCATCTCTGCTATGCGGATGATGTATCGCATCTCGCACAACCTTCCTCAGAAGACGAAGTTCAGCCCCACAGAGTTGTACGACCTGCTTCGTCAGAACGACAACTTGGTCCATGGCCTTCACTATCTAGTTGTCCACAAGCATTCTCCTATCCGGTCGTCTTCTTACTTTGCTGCGCTCATGTTTGCCGTAGCTGCTGGAGAGTCTTTGGAGGATGTCCTCAACTTCGATAAGATGGCTACGCATGCTGAGCTGAGTCAAGGCAACTACAATTTCCGTGCCGCAGTCAACTTCCGGTACTGGTACGGCGAACCGCGCAACAACTCTCATGAGGACGATCTCATCAAGTACTGCTGCAAATGCATCTACTGCTTCATCCACAACAAGCAGAAGAGCCCGCAGCTGCGCTATCAGATCACTGCGGATCAGTTCAATCTGCTCAATCGCATCGTCTCTGTTGAAGCGATCAAACATTACAGAGCAGATGAGGTGAAGGAATGAATCGTCAAGTCAAGCAGCAGCGGCGTCGCTTGAAGAAAGAGAACAAGCAGCTCCTCACAACGATCAGCAATCTTCAAGCAAAGCTGGATGTTGAGCGATACATCAATCAACAGCTGATGCGCCGTCCGGACATACAGCAGTTCGGGACTCAGGTTCGACTGGATCGAAGAAACCTCGGAGTATTCAATCGTGACGATCTAACGAATATGTTGCAAGAAAATGTAGCTTCGAACATCGCTCAGTTGATCGTTCAGCGATCGTTACTACGCTACAGGGCGACGCTCGAAAGCGATCTTGACATTGTAGTGTCAGTACAAATCGGCGTAGCCAACATTCGAGATGAGTCTCAGCCTACTATTCAAGACGCGCTTAATACAATACCAGGCCTCGAACAGATTCAAGAACGTCTTCGAGCCTATGGAGGACTATAACATGTTTGAACGCTGTCAGCTATGCAAAGTCAACAAACGCGTGAATGATGCGCGTGAAAAAGGTGACCCGTCTTGCTGTAAGTGGTTTCTGGACAATGTGATCTGTGGAGACGAATATGACGCTGACAACTGTCCTGATTTCGAACCTCTGGAGGTAGACAGATGATCACTATAACTAAGCCTGAAGGTAGCTTTGCCTGTTCTTGTAACTGCTGTTTCTCTCGCAAAGATGTTCGAGAGATAGAATTCAGCAATGATAGAATGGGGCATGTAATTGTGTTATGTTCTGATTGTTTCAACGAACTAGCAAATAAGGTGAAAGAGGTCGGTACCAATGGTTAATCATTTCACACTGAAAGACTGCTGTCGAGTAGTTCGTACACAAGAACTCGGTGAAGAATTTCATAAATTCTGGCGCAGTGTAATGGACGCTCTGGTCAATATCATCAATGAAGGTTCTACCTCAGCATTGTACTATCTTTCAGATAGGTTGTTGACAAAATCTGAGTTTGATGCATTGCTTGATAGTACAGGTATCTGCAACACGCTAAAGCAGCTTGCGGATTATCTTCCTGATCATGCAAACTGCGCACTCTATCCTGATTTTCCGGAAGAAAAGTCTATTCACGACATGATCATTCAGAGTATGCCTTTTGTGTTCTACACTCTCAAGCGCATCCAAGCAGAAGAAACCGATACAGTCCGGTCTGCTCTGAATCGTCAGGTCATTATCTTCCGCTACACGCGATTGAAAGATCGCTATGCAATTGTGAGCTATTTTAGTCCTCCGAATGTGATGTGAGATCACCTTATATAAAGTTGCGTAGATCGTTACAGTATATCTACCGAGGGTTTTGTAGCATCCTGACAGCCCCTCGTAAAACAAAAATAAAGGAGGAAGTAACATGAAAATGAACCACGCGAAGAATGTTCCTCGGACTTCATGATTGATCTGAATGGAGGTATCTGATCATCAAGTAGTACAAAATCTAGAAGTTCTTAGGAGGAACAACAATCATGAAAAAGCTACTAACTCAAGTCAAAGATGCTCTTCGTGCCATCCCTGGAATGGTCACAGCAATCTTCATCCTCTCCGTCGTCTCCATGAATCTCCTCGCAAATAAATCTGTTTTCAACCTGCCGTGGCTTGCGTCAACGGCGGGCATCTTTGTTTCATGGATCTCTTTCCTGTGCATGGATGCTGTCTGCAAGCGATTCGGCGCAAAGACCGCTACTATCCTTAACACCGTTGCGATGCTCGCTAATCTGCTCACTGCTGTAATGTATATGCTGATTGTGAAGATTCCAGGCATTTGGGCCGCAAGTTATGCTGGAGCTACAGAAGAGATCAGTACAGCTATCAACAACGGATTAGATGCTACTCTTGCTTCTACTTGGTATGTAGTGATTGGGTCTGCTCTTGCAATGTTCCTTGGCGGTGTCACTAATTCTGTTGTAAACAAGTTCGTTGGCAAACATGTCGATAAGAAAGACACCTATGGTGGATTTGCTATTCGCAGTTTCCTCTCCACTGCTGCAGGTCAGTTCGTTGACAATTTTGTATTTGCACTGTTCGTGTCCTACGTGTTCTTCGGCTGGACTTGGAAGCAAGTTCTCGTCTGCTCGTTCATGATGATGCTACTTGAGCTGGCCTTCGAGGTCGTATTCTCTCCTATCGGTTATCGTCTTGCGAAGAACTGGAAGAAGGATCAGGTTGGTGCAGCTTACTTGAAGGAGTACAACATTGAAGTCTGACATTAAATTAGAGAGACTCTCTGGTCTTGAGATAGGCAAGCTCGTCAACGATGGCGAGCTTGTTCCTACCGACATCATTGAGTACTTCTTTGACCGTATCGAAAAGTGGAACGGTCTGCTAACTGCATACACCTATACTCGAAAGGATGAAGCTCTCAGGGCTGCAGAGAAGCTAGAACAGCGATTAGCTGCCGGCGAGTATTGCGGACCGTTTGCCGGTGTGCCAGTCTGCTTGAAGGACTTTTTACCTTCCAAAACCGGATGGACAAATTCCCACGGTGGTGTTCCGGTTCTAACCGATGTAGACGCATATGATTCAGAGTTCTGTAAAGCAGCTGAGTCGCTTGGTGCGATCGTAATCGGAAAGACCAATGCTCCCGCTTTCGGATTCAGCGGTGCTTGCGAGAATTTCCAATATGGGGCTACAGCTAATCCATTTGATCTGAACCGGACTTCTGGAGGATCTTCTGGCGGTACAGCATCGGCAGTTGCATCAGGACTTGCCATCTTTGGCGAAGGCGGCGACGCAGGTGGATCTATCCGAATTCCTGCAGGTTGGTGCAATCTGTTCGGATTCAAGCCCTCGCTTGGAACTGTGCCTAGTGTGTGCAGACCCGATGCATGGGCAGCTACACATCCTTTCTGCTTCAATGGATGCTTGACCAAGACAGTAGCAGACAGTGCAACTATGCTGAATGCAATGGCCCATTACAATCCGAGAGATCCATTCAGTTTGCCGATCAATGCGAACGTGGATTTCGTAAAACAGATGGAGATGCCAGTATCTGGTCTCCGTGTTGCTGTAACATTCGACTTTGATCTGTGGCCTGTGGTAGATCATCGGGTGAAACAGCTCACTTGGGAAGTTGCAAAGAAACTAGAATCTGCTGGAATAACTGTTGACCTAGTTCACTTCAACTTCAAGCACGATGTAAATGAGATAATGAGAACTTGGGCAACTTGGATCTCTGTTGATACTGCACTCGATCTAGCTGCTTGGCGTGCTCGTGGTATAAATTTTGAAGGAAAGTATTTCGAGCAAGTTCCAAAAGAGTTCATCACGTACAACAAGTATGCTGCGGAGATGAATATCAATGTTTTTCGGTCCTTCAACGACGTCAAGACAGACATCTTAGATAACTTTGAAGATATCTTCGAGTCTTATGATCTTATCTTGTCTCCTACTGCCATCTGTCTTCCAATGAAACAGCATCAGCATGGCCACTGCAATGAACGAATTGATGGAAAGTTTCTAGACAGCGAAACAGATTTCATCTCGTTCGCCGAAACTCCTCTGGCCAATTTCGTCGGATATCCAGCAGCCTCTGTTCCTGGTGGTCTAATTAGAGAAAATGATCAGGATATTCCGATCGGCGTTCAGCTGATTGGTCGTCAGTATCGAGATGATCAAGTGTTCGCAGTAGCGCGAACTCTTGAGAAAATCAATCCTTGGATGGACAATTTCATTCCTGTGTGGACTAAGCTGAGTAGATAAGAGATCGTTATAGATAGTGTACAGTATGTACCAACACGCTGTACACTATCTTTTGATTATCTTTTGACTCCGGGAGGTTATTCATGAGTAATACATACAATCCTGAGATAATGCAGAAGTGTATTGATCATGCGCGGACAAAAATGGCACGGGGCCAAGGTGGTCCATTTGGTGCAGCTGTTGTAAAGGATGGGCATGTGATTGTCATCACATCTAACTCAGTCCTAGCAGACAACGACCCTACTGCTCATGCTGAGATAAACGCCATCCGAGAAGCCTGCAAGGCACTTGATACTTATGATCTGTCTGGTTGCGAGCTCTACGCTACCGGTAGTCCTTGCCCAATGTGCTTGAGTGCAATCATTTGGGCAAACATCAAAGTAGTGTATGTTGGCGGCGAAGTCAAAGACGCAGAAGCCATCGGGTTCTGTGATCAGTTCATCTACGACTTCCTCGAGAACGGCCACGCCGGGTTCGGCGATGACACAATCGTGGATCTAATTCTATGTGGTGAAGCTAGTCGACGGGCAGTCAAAGCGATGTATGACGAATACGCTGCAATGAACAGCACTATCTATTGATTATGGCTAAGGTGAAGTCACTTCCTTATGATGGAGTACACCTAGTCCGAGATGAGCTTCCAGAACCAAATGTTCAGCTCTGTATCGATCTCGAGGAGAACGAAGATAGTGTAGGTGGAGGTGCAGCGGCACTTGGCGCTGATGGCAAGTGGTACTGGACATTTGATGGAGAGATAACTGATGATTGCAGATACAAAGTCAAATCGTGGCAATACTTATGATCTCCACAGTAAGTTCGACATTCAACAACATAAGGCACACTATGTTAACTATCTTGAGGTGATTGTAAGACCAGATGGAACTGTAGAATATGCTGTTCCTTCACATCAAGAGAAGCTGATAGCTGTTGCTTGTGAAACTCTGAATAAAACTCGGAAGCAGATCGGAGACGAATGCCCTCCAGAATTCTATTTCGATTTCTGCAAGTACTTGTGCAATATCACAGGATGCATTTCACTCTGGATGCGCAATATGATTGCTCCAGAATCTATCACGCAGTTTCAATACAACAAGCTAGAGGAACTCAAAAGAGAGAAGCTGTTCGTTCCTGATGCAGCATTATGTAGTAGATACTGTTTATGAAATGAGTGTAATATCGTGGATAAAGATACAATAACAGAAGGCCTCAACCTAGCGTGGAATGGACAAGAATATGGACAAAAGCTGCTTGACGAAGCTACTACACAGCGTGATTTTGATCTAGGTAGCGCATGCAAAGCTGCATTCAGATTCTTGTACTACATCTTTATGGATGAACGACGCAAAGAGAAGAAAGAACGTCTTGCTAAACTAGAACTGGAGGTTTCAGATGAGATTCGCGGATCATGATCCTTTACAGTCCGGCGAAATGGAAGTCCATGTTTCGTCTTACAAGCCCAACGGTAAGTTCTATTGTTCGGCTACTCTGCGAGATCGAGCGATTGAAATGAATACGCCTGAGTGGTTCCGGTGGCTTGCAACCGCAGTTCCTGATCTAGGTCGTGGAGCTTGCTATGTTGTAACTTACACTACATTATCTCACCGGAGCATGAGCGTAGTAGAGTATGATCATAGCATCATCTTTGATGAGAACAAGACTGAAATCCCTGAAAATCGAGACAACTGGCGAACTACAGCGCATGCAAGTGACGAACCGGATATGTATGCAATTATCTTCTACAGCTAAGAACCTTCTATAATGCTGTAAGATCAGCATACTAGGAGGATGTTCCTCATGAAGATACTAGTACGGCCAATCCCTGTAATTGTTCAGATGTCCTTTGTCATCTCAGATTATCGAGATGATGTGATTGAATGTGCTGTTTCAAGTCGAGATCTGACGAAGAACATGGTTCGTGTCAAATCGTCTAACATATGGGCATATAACATCAACATCCGCCAGAACGGGGATCCAACCGGAGATGTAGTTGTTCAGTTCAAAGGACGAAACGGAGGCCCTGATGACATCTACATGTATTTTGATGTTCCTGTCACTCTGTATCGCCGCTGGCACACCGCACCATCCAAAGGTCATTTCTTCTGGCAGTACATAAGAAACAATTACAGGTACCGGAAGCTCACGGGTGATAAGAGAACTCACCTTCCGAATGGAATAAACTGACATGAAAAGATACATTAGAACTGCTACCGATCCGGTAACTTACAATCAAAATCAAACAGCAGTAGGAGGGCCGCTTAAGACGAAGAAAGGAAGCGTCATCAAGCGGAGCACTAAGTACGGAGTAGGCAAAGAGATTGGAGGAGACATCTATGTGCACAAGGACTATGCTCAAGAAGTAGTGCCATCTAGCTGTTGGCACAACGCTTTAGAGATTCTTGAGGAAGCGTATCCAGATTTCCAATACAACTGCATTCGATGGAGCCCAAAAACACAAAAAGTATCATTCCAAGAAGCCCCTGATTTTGATACAGCTCGAGAACCTGTAGTTGGTGATTACATCACAGTCGATTGCAGCGATGGATCAATTAGCACTGGTCACTCCAATTACATCTGGCATTCGAAGTGGCTGTGGGTTCGGAATGATTATGACGGATTCAACGTTGCTGATAGCTGGAACTGGTCAAAACGATGGCTGAGCACATTAGATGAACCTAGTGACGGGAATGGCATAAGCAGATGGAAAGCACAACTCAGCAGATATGACCTTTCATGATCAATAGATCGTTATAGAATGTGTAGGAGGAAACTTCTACACATTCATTTTATTTTCAACGGTCATGAAAGGACAGTATAATGAAATCAGCAAAAGAAATCAAAGCTATGCTGGACCAGTATGTGATAGGCCAAGAAGAAGCAAAGAAGATACTTGCTGTTGCGGTCCGAGATCACATCATCCGATGTTCAAACCCAGAGGATGAGTTAGAGAAGTCTAATATCATTCTCATTGGTCCAAGCGGCAGCGGCAAGACTCGAATGGCTGAAGCGCTTGCGAAAGCCATGAAGCTGCCAATTGCAATAGCCGATGCGACAAGTTTAACTCAGGCCGGTTATGTAGGCGAGGATGTCGAGAACGTGCTGCTTCGCCTGATACAAGCTGCTGACGGCGATGTTCACCGTGCGGAACAAGGTATCGTATACATCGATGAAATCGACAAGATTGCGCGAAAATCTGAATCTGCGTCCATCACTCGTGACGTTTCTGGTGAGGGCGTTCAGCAGGCACTGTTGAAGATTGTTGAGGGATCTATAGTCAATGTTCCGGCTGACGGCGGTCGGAAGCGTCCTGACGGTGTTGGGTATATTCAAATGAATACCAAGAATGTTCTCTTCATCTGCGGAGGCGCTTTTGAGGGCATCAACGATCGAGACACTATCTACACTTGGGATCTTGTTCAGTTCGGACTGATTCCTGAACTGATAGGTCGTCTTCCAATCATAGCCCGTACATCTCCGCTTACTACTCAGGAGCTGGTTGATGTTTTGTGCAATGTGAAGAATTCTATTCTTCAGCAGAATAAGAGACTTTTTCGTCAGCTTGGATGTATCTTGACCTTACATGATGATGCTGCAAAACTGATTGCTGTCTCAGCGAAGACAGAAAACATCGGAGCTCGCGGCCTCCGTCGTCTGATGGAGAAGATCCTTTTGGATGTAAAGTTCGCTCTTCCTGATCCTGCGATCACTAAATTTGAGATCACCACAGAACTAGTTCGCAGAAAATTATCGTAGCATCGTTATAGTAATCACCAACGCGGAAAGGAGAAATCAAATGCAGTGTAATACTAACGATTTGTATCCTGACATTCGGCGAATTCCTGTCTACGCTGTTCGCATTTTCTTGAAGGACGGATATCAACCGATGGCAGACCTCGCACTCGGCCAAGGCGGAAGGCCGACAGGAGAAGTCGTCACAGTACACTGGGATGACATCTACGAACTCGAGAAGTATCACATCAGCGCATACACATTCATCTATGATGTTCGTCCTGTTGTAGCAACTAGTACATTTCAGTCGCTATTTGCACAAGGACAGATGGCGGACAATCACAACTAAGAAAGGAGAATAAAAATGTCTGCAAGTATCGACACAATGCTCTACGTGGGCGAAGTTCCTTGGCACGGTCTTGGCGTCAAGTACGACAAGGCTCCCAAATCCTCTCAGGAGATCATTGACGGCGCAAAGCTGAACTGGGCCGTCGCAGCCGATCCCATGTACACCGAACACCACAGCAAGATCCCCGGATACCACACTCTGTACAGAACCGACACGATGGACATCCTGGGCGTAGTCAATCAGAAGCGCGTCAACATCGTTCAGAATTCTGACACGTTCAACGCCTTCAACGAGATGATTGATCATAGCGTGGATTTCGAGACCGCTGCTTCTCTGTCCGGAGGTCAGATAGTGTTCGGCTGTTTCAAGATCCGATCCAAATACACGCTGCTGGACGATGCGGTTGATCACTACTTCGTTGTCATGAACGAGCATCTTCGTCCCGACGGTAAGATCACAGTGCTCAACACTCCGATCCGTGTCGTCTGTCAGAACACACTCGCAGCTGCCCTCAGCAACAACTGCTATCGGCTGCGTATTCCTGTCACTTCCGACATCGGCATCAACAGAGATCTGATGGACAAGCTGCTGGTCTCCGTAGATTCCGCAATCAGCAATCTTCAGACCCGATGTGAGAAGATGGCCCTGGAGCATGTCTCTCGTGAGAGCATCGAGAAGCTCCTGGACGAGCTCTTTCCCAAGACCGGCGATCCTAACGATCCGGATTCGCTGTTCAGCAAGGCCAACCAGCGCGTCGACATGATGCGTGATACCTTCTTGTCTCAGTGCATGGGAGCTGACAACCTGGCCAATTTCCGCGGGACCAACTATCAGATCTTCAATGCACTGACAGACTTCACGACACATTACTTCGCGAAGGTCGACAAGGCCTATGATCTGGACTACCGCATGAAGCTGATGCCCGGAATGGGAGCGGTAGACACTCCCGCTGGTATGGTCACCAAGTTCCTCAAGATCAAAGATCGTCTCGTCGCTTGATAGAAGAACGCAAATATGCCGAGGCTGATTTTCAGCCTCGGCACTTCTATGTTAACTGCTACTTCGGCAGATGATATTCTGATACAATCGCCATATGTAAAGCAACAGCAGCTACTTGGATCGCTTCTTTGCGAATTAGCTCAATGCCACCACGCTCTGGATGCCGGATCGCACTCGAGAATGTCTCATTGATGGCCTCACCGAGCTCACCTACTTCTTCTGCTAGAATACTCATCCATTCAAACGGTGTAACATGATCTTGGTTTCCATAGATTTCATCTTGTCGAATGATCTCATCTAGAGTTTCTTGCGCCAGATCGATGTAACACTTGTCCGGCTGGCATATCATCTTGTTTCTCACTTCTTCCGGAATTACTGTAAGAAGTTCTGACCAATTCACTTGAGTGTTCTCCATGTAACTACTAGTCCTTTCATTCAAATGTTTCTGCGATCTGTTGATGATCCTTAAGTTGTTTGTATAGAATATCCTCAGCTCTTGGGAGTGCGCGTCTGAGGTCTTCAACTGAGATGCAATATAAATCTCCCATCTGTACTAAATCAGCATCGGTGAGACGACGTTCAACATCTATCATCTCATGGATGAGCAGATCCTCTAATGAATCATATCTATCATTAAGAGTATCTAGTACAGATGGGATCTTACTAGATGCAGCGATGAACATCGCATGCGTATCTAGGTCAGCCCAATACATGGATCCGAATATTGCTTTCAATGAATTCATCTTATCAGCTGGAAGTGTCACTTGAGCTAAGTCATCATACTTTACTTGTCCCCAGTGCTTTCCAAGTTGTTCTCCTGCCTCCATACACAATGAACGGCGTATTGAATACTTGACCTCGTTGAGCTCTCGCTCTATCATCTCTCCAATACGTGGCTTGAAGAAAACAGTGAATGCTAGATCACTGCGATATCCTTTGTGGTTTGGATCACCTGACCCGTCCCATTTGTACCACCAGAAACATTCACAGAAATGTAACAGAGCTGATTGAAGTTTATCTTCATAAGTGACAGAGGAATTGTTGATAAATGTGTGTGTTGCAATGTATCCGAAGAATGAGTAATTGATCTCTATCAACTCATCGCGTTCTTTGAGACACCGCATTCGGAGCGCTTTGTCTTGTGGCATAGAGTCATAGATCTCTAGCGTACGCTTTTTTATATAGTCCTTGTCGTACTTTGCCATGATCTATTCCTCCTAAGGTGTTGTTTCACACCTACGCAATTACTATAACGATCTTCACATATTGAATCAAATCCGTCAAATGAAAGATTTGTGCGAAGCTGGATAGTTCACAAATTATTAAATTTTCGTAAATTTTTCGTAAATTCTATGTTCGAGTTAATGTGACCCCACAGTAACTAGTCGAGTTCTGTACACTTTGACGCAGTTTTTCATAGATGAATGGGCCTTCAATCTCAGGTTTGATTGCCTCATATGCTGCACGAATGCTGCTGTAGCTTACTCCTGTTTCTTGTCGAATGACTTGAACTGACTTTCTGCGGCTCTCTGTGTACCTAGGAGATTTTCTAATCAGATCCATCTGTTCTTTATCAGAAATCCACTTCAAATTGTCTTTTTTGTTGTTGAAGTGATTACCGTCGACATGGTGAACATTATTATAGTGATTAGGGTTATCAACAAAGTGTTCTGCAACTAGGCGATGAATAGCAAAGCTCCGCCCAGAGAAATTCACAAACAGGTATCCTTGATTGATATATGGACGCAATGGCTGTTCTGCTAAGCTCAATGTACCGCCCTCTGGCAGATTCATCAGTTTGTGAGCTCGACGAACTTGGCCATCTTCTGATACCTCATACCCTGCATTCATTGTTGTAGTTTTCCATACTACTGAATTCATTTTATTCACCTCAATTGTATATAAGGTTATGAATGATCTCATTTTAGTAATCAATCAAAAATGAAATCCGTCAAATGAAGGATTTGTGGTGCATCAAATCTGTCAAACGAAGGATTTGTATGTGGACAAATCTGTCAAATGAAGGATTTGGTCTGTGATACCGGTTGCAATCCATGGTATCAAATCTTTCAAATGAAGGATTTGATATGGACAAATTCGTCAAATGAAGGATTTGACTGGACACAAATATACAAATAATAGAATACAGATAATACAGTTTTCATAAAATGAAAACAACAAAAAGAATTATATGCAACCTTCTAGGCCTGGTGAATCGTTATAGTTAGTGAACTAGATTTTTGTGCATCTTGACAAAATTATCTTGACTTCTCAAGCCAGAGGGCTTATAATATCTGTGTACAGAGACGGCGGTCGTAGCGTTGATTCTGTGCTAACTGGAACGCAGTAGCTACGACCTACTGTGTTCACGGTTCCGATATTAAGCAACCGAGTGGATCTGACTCATCCGCCTTGGCGCATCTTGTCGCAAGGCTCTGTCGATGATTCAGGGAAGCTGACGCGGTCTGCCGGGAGAGAGGTTAGCATAGAGTCAACGCTACAACCACCGTCTTTTTGTTTTGGGGAGGAGGTGCATTCACGATTGATTAGCTCTGCAGCAGCAAAGGTACACGCGCAGAAGCTGTTGCGCTATATTGAAGAAGTTTCGGCTACTCGACCGTACTCTCAAACACAATCAGATCTAGCTGAAATCTACAGTACATGTAGCACTATTCAACGGCACATAACTGATACATTGATCAAGTGTGGATCGTTGCAATTGATTCGCCCTGCTGATAGAACAGAGAAGTCAACGAAATCAGATCGAAGAATTGAGATTGCGAAGTTCGGCAACATCTTACAGAAAATGAGTGAAATGGACTTGCCGTTTGTTGAAGCATCTCGGTGTGCTCGATTGCTTTCCACTTGGTATCATCACAGGTTCTTGAATGATCGTCAATCAGAAAGCAACTTTCGGTACAACATCAATCATGTGAAAGATTGGGCTCGCGCAATCGTGCTGGCCTACGGTCACTCAATCGCACATGGTGATGAAAGCACCTTCATTGATACGTTCAACTCTTGGTGCAAATCACTAGACGATCCTAATACTAGCAACTATCCGTTACCTTATAGTGTCTATCAGTTTCAGAAGAATCTGACAGAGGACAAGATGTCTGCGGTCTCATTGGTGTTGTGGGATGTTCTTATGGATTATGGGCTTCAATCAATGTCAGCATCATCTTGTTCTCATATCTACTTCACTTCTAATGATTTGTTGGATCTATGTCATGATGTTTGTCCTCGAGTTGCTCATTGGCATACACACTATGAATTGATTGATCCTGACGGTATTCAGTTGCTGAAACTTCATAAGCGTGGAGGTGATACATTATAATATGTCTGTGATCAAATTTACTCAGTTACCTGATCGTCTTCGGTATCCAGCAAATATCAAGAGCAAGTTATCTACATATCATATCAGTGTAGTGAGTTATGTAGTGAATCACTATGAGAATCGAGTCGCCTTTCGTCGTCGGGTCTGTCAAGTTATCAACACAATCACTTATCGTGTTGTGTCTGGAGATTACATGCCCAATGAATGGTCGCCTGAGGATCCTCTCAACAATCTATCATTAGAAGACGATGCTGTCTTGAAGTACTACTTGAGTAAGATGTCATTGTATGTTGATGAGTCTTCTATTGAGTGGGATGTGATTCCTACTGACGCTAATAACCACAGAGTCGTTCCTGCTTTTGTTCCTCTGGATCCTAAAGAACAACCAAAACTTGTTGCAACTCCGAAAGAGGACTTGTATATTCAACCTCCGTTAGTCCCTAGATTCGACTACACTAAGCCGTATGTTAAGGTGATTGATGGGAACGATGTCTTGGTCATCTATACATCTTTGCCAGAAATTCCTACTAAGCAGAATGAGATATCTGTGACCACTGATGTAAATAACATGACGAATGTGCAGCTGTTACAGCTGTATCCGAATCAATTCATTCGTACTCGAAGCCCTGTAATGTACAATGAATTGCCGGGAGTCCCATTTGATGACCAGCTAGGTCTCTTAATTCCATTCAATGGTTTCACTGAAGATCAGATCAGACGGAATGTGATTGAATATCCTCACCTCTATCAACTACGGCGTGTTACTCCCAAAGGTATCGTCAGTTTCTATCATAGCATTGAAATGAACGGTGAGCTCTATCCGATTCAGGATGTGTGGGACATTCTTCCAGACACGAAGAATCTGCCCAAGACAGCAGAGTACATCAAAGAGTATGTGGTTCGGCGATACTTGCTGGAACGCGATTCTGGCGTCAAGCACAACTATCCGATGTTTGGATCGCTTGATCGTTATTTAACATTGTTCACTACTCCTGCGGAATACGCAGAGTTGGGTGTAGTTGATGATCCTGTAGAGCTTGCGCGAAAATGTGTCTGTTCTCGAGTATCATACAAACAGACCCGAAATCCTATTCTTAGGAGGTTGGGCAATGGATAATTGTATCTTTAGCGCACATTGTACTCAGCTTGTTTGCGACAAGGCTTGTCCTGTTCTCGCAGAAACCTCGTATCTTCTAGATCGAAATGACATTCACATGAGTAGTCCAACATTTCGTCAAGATGTCCGTCATGTGAATTTCTACTTAGATAAGCTGAATGAGACTAAGTCATTTTCTGTAGTGAATGCACAGAACACCGTCGCTGCTGCTGAGCTTTTGACTTACTGTGCCATCTGCCAGAATTGGAAAGGTAGTCAACTGCACTGCACTGTATACAATCTTCGATATTCTCAGTATCTGGACATGCTGAAACAGAGCTGGAATACAAAAGTTGAATCTGAGGAGCTAGAGTATACACGGATCTGGGCAGGCTCTGCTAGAGTACTTATTATCTCAAATCTAGACTATGTAAGTTTCGGAGACTTTGAAAGCCAAACGCTCCTCAATTTGATTCAGAGTCGATCTAAGCCGGAGCAGAAAACACTTATCGTCATTCCTGATGTTAGCAACCTAGTCGGCAAGGGTAGTTTCTTTGATCTGTTGAAGCGCAAGCTTCGCGGGGAAGGAGGCGACACTGTCGGATGATTGCTTCTATTGAGCTCCAGATACTTTCTAAGCTGTTAACTTCCTCTGACGAACGAGAGGTTGCGCGTCTTCTGGAGTTTGATGATACTTACTATTCTGTGTTCCGGCCTCACATGCAGTTCATTCTCCAGCATGTTCGACAATATAACACAGTTCCAGATATATTTACTTTCCAGTCACAGTATCCAGATGTCACTTTAGTGAAGGTATCTGAGCCATTGGATTTCCTAGTAGAGGAGCTTCGCAACAACAAGAAGCGGATCATTTTACTAGAGACATTCAATCGACTTAAGGATCTTGGTTCAGGTGATGTGAATGATGCTTGGAAGTTCCTTGCTATGCAGTGCGATCGAGTTGAACAGCTCAATCCTACTCAACCGTTAGACATTATCAAGGATGCTGCTGAACGTGCTGATCGTATTGTAGAATTCAACAAGAAAGCGAGAATACCAACAGGATTTCCTGAAATCGACAAACTCATGTATGGTGGATTGTCTACCGTAGAAGAGTTACTCATCATCTTAGCTCGAACTAATACAGGTAAGTCCTGGGTGTGTACTCGAATGATGGAGAGTGCACAGAAGAATGGATTTCCTGTGTTGTACTATTCTCCTGAGATGCAGTCCAGTTTCTTAGGTACTAGATTTGATACTTGGCGTGGTCACTTCCAAAATAGCAAGCTGCATCAAGGAAAGTACACAACCCAGTATATCGAATATATACAGCATCTATCGAATGAGCAGACGCCTGCATTCATTGTAGAAGACAAAGATATGGAAGGAGGATCCGTTTCTGTTTCTAGTCTTCGAGCGCTTGTACAGAAACATGGTATCAAACTTCTAATTGTCGATGGTCTGTCTTACATGGCAGACGATCGTCCATCTACTAGAGACCATGAAAAGTACAAGAACATCTGTGGTGATCTATTCAAGCTAAGTAAGGAGTTCGGCTGTGCGGTCGTCGTTGCAATGCAAGCAAACAGAGAAACCCGAGAGTCTAAAGATGACAAAGGTGAACCATTTCCTAACCTGTACAACGCCGAAGGATCTGATCATCCTGGTAGAATTGCAACGCAGGCGTTTTCACTTCGTCAAGTCTTCGAGAAACATGTTTTGGATATTCGTCTTGAAAAATCTAGAAATGCTGCGAACCAGAAACCTGTGTTGTCTTATGCTTGGGATGTAGACAACGGCAATTGTCAGTATCTTCCTGGAGGTGGGTCTGACAGCTTGAGTCAAACCATTGCATCAGTTACTACTCCTATTACTAATCCTGAGTCTGCTCCGGATCCTAGTATCATTTCTGACAACGGAGATGATTGGGATACTGATGTTGAGTTCTGATCGTTATTGTTATTGAACACAGTTAAGGAGGTGTTGTTCGTGGAAGATGTGCGTGATATGAACCTCAGAAGTTTCATGAAGTGCATGCTTTCTCCACTTATTGAGATGGGAGATTCGAACATGCTTCCGACTCTTTCGCTTAGCATGGACATGAGGCTTGGACTCTATTATGCCGCAGAAGTGTATCATGTCGGTTTCCATTTTTGCTCTCGAGCGTCTTGGGAGTGGATCTCTGTATCACAAGGAGAAGACGCGCCGTGGCTTACAGGAAACGAGGTCATGGATCTAGAGCCTGATATGGAGAAGCTGAATAAGCACTTGGCCGACTACGTAGCTGGGATCTTTCCGGAAGGCTACAAGAAAGATGTGCCTTCCCCACCGGAGACGAAGATGCCGTCAAAATACGGATGGCTTTCCCCGGAGGGAGAGTTTGATCCGAGCCCATGGGGAATGCACGAAAGCGAAGCGTTCAAGATTGTCGAAAGAAATGGTTGGAAGAAGTCGGATGAAGTTGATCTCTGGCGGACTTATCTAATTGAGGAGAGAGGATACGTCCTCATCGACTCTCCAGGGCTTGATGGGATTGTTGTCACGCATACAAAGCCGCTCACAAAAGCACAAAGAGCGTTCTTGTTTAAGTATTTCAACATTCTTGGAAACGGCATGCGAGCAGAAATGTATCGAGAGGGGGCCTGAATCATGGATCAAGTAAATCTTGGTGATGCTGTTCTTCATCCTGGTGATTATATTGTATACCAGAATGGAGATAGCTTTGAGCTAGGTAGGATCAAGTCACTCCGTGCGGATGGTGCTTTTGTAGCATACCATTCTGGTGAGACTTGCGCAAAGACGCCGTATGATAGAATGCATCCTCTCAGAAACGCTTACACCATTCAGTCAACTTCGCTTGGTGGTGCGGTTTTCGATCCTCCAGCAGAGTCTCTAGTGATTGAAGATGATCCTAGCGAGCCGATGTCGGGTGATCCTTCACGATGGTACTATCGCAAGCGTTATCTCTGCTCAATGTGTCGGACCACTCTTCGTACTGAGTCTTGGGAAGGAGATAGATGTTTTGGTGGTGGAACTGTTATGAAAGCTAACACACTGCCGCGCTATTGCCCATTCTGCGGAAATCCAATTAAGGAGGCAGGATAATGGCTGACAAACATTATTTCGAGATTCACGAATTCCGTGAGATAATTGATCGAACTCCTCCATTCACAAAGTCGGCTCAGCGTGATCCTAAGTACAACTACGCTAAAGGTCAGATACTCTTAGCTGCGAGTTCAATGCAACCTGCGAATGTTGTTGAAGTAGTTTCGGGTCGCTGGCAAGATGTCTATCATGGATCGGATGGTATTGTCACTCAGACCTGTTCGGTTTGTAAGCACAAACACCAAACAACAATTCAGTATGAGATGCCTCCAAGATGTCCATACTGTGGGGCATTCTTGTAAACTGAAGGTGACCTTATGGACGTTCGTGCAATCTTAGATCGGTTAGAATCAGCAAAGCTAGTTCGATTGAATAAAGTAAGCGGGGATTACATGACCTGCTACTGTCCATTCCACAGTTCTGGAAATGAGAAGAAACCATCTTGTGGTGTCCTTCTTGTAGATCAGTGGCGAAACGGTCAGCACTATCCTGAGGGCTGGTGGCATTGCTTTTCTTGTGGTTATGTGAACGACATGGTGTCCGCACTAACTGACATACTAAAGAATCACTCCATCAGCAAATCTGGACTAGATTGGCTGAAGGAAAATATACCAGGGTTTGATGTAAGTGCTGATTTGGATCTGCTTGTTCCCGATACTCTTATCCAGGATCTATCTAATCAGTTTGCTATCAACTATCTGAAAGCTGCACAGAATGCTCCTGCATGGCCGATTGTATCTGAAGGAGAACTAGCATCTTATCGTTTCATTGTTCCTTACATGTATGAGCGACACTTGACTGATGCTGTGATTGAACAATTTGATGTTGGTTATGATGCTAATTGGATCCCACCTGGAAGGAGCAAGCCTGTGCCTTGCATAACCATTCCAGTACGAGACAAGGAGGGAAGAACCTTGTTTCTATGTAGACGATCCATTCAGGGAAAGATGTACAACTATCCTGAAGGTGTTACTAAGCCTGTGTTTGGGGTCGACATGATTCCACCTAGATGTAAGTCGTTGATCATCTGTGAGTCAGCAATCAACGCGTTGACCTGTTGGACATGGGGCTATCCGGCAGTTGCCTTGCTTGGTACAGGAAATGCGTATCAGCTACAGCAACTTCGAGAATTAGGGGTGCCTGAATTTGTGTTGTGCATGGATGGTGATGATGCAGGAAGTCGTGCCGCGGCTAAGCTCAAACGACAGTTAAGCGATGTAGCTATCATATGGACTGTTCGATTTCCACCAGGAAAAGATGTCAATGATGTAACCAAAGAAGAGTTTGATAAACTGTACTCTGAACGTGAATAATGGAGGTGTATTTATTGTCCAATCATCTTACTAAGTACGAACAACTACAGTGCGAGAACAACGCACTTCGTGATATTATTGCTGCTATGAAGCGTTCCAACCGACAGAAGACACAGGAGAATGTCTTCTTAGCTGGTAAGGTCGCAGGAATGGAGCTTGCGATGACAACGCTTCTTCATGTTATCTGTGATAATGAACACTAAAATTTTTGAAGAAATTCAAAATAATACTTGACTTCTCAACCTGCAGGGCTTATAATATACTTGTAGGTAGGACCATGTTCAATTCTTTTAACCTACATACTCTCAACATACATCAAGAAGTCCAATAGGACAGAAAGGTAGGTACTCCCATGAACGCTTTCGCTGAAACTAGATCTCTCTTCGTTGAGGCTCTTTGTTATACCAATCCGCTGACCTTTGATGATTGGATGGCCTTGTCTTCTTCTCGGCCGTCCGATGATCTTAGGGCAGCGGCTTTGTATGTTCAGTTCTACGAGCAGATAACCCTCGCCTGGTACAAGGTCCGCAGCTACTACACGCCTGAGGAAGATGGCGTATCCACCATCCTTCAGTACCTCCAGAAGAACGTCCCGGTCATCTCAGCTAACTCTAAGCGGTTCAGCCCCTCTTACATCTATCAGGTAGCTTTCAACTGCTTGTACTGTATCTGTCACGATCTTGTTCTTGAGCGTGAGCGGTTTGCTCGAGAGATCAGCAATGTTACTCTCACTGATGATGGTGAGGTGGACCTCTTCGATCTGGTTCCCAGCAAGGATGGGCTCGACGCTGAGCTCATTCGGCGCAAGTTCTGGAACATCGTTTACTCCGCTTGTCGCGACGATGACGGCAGTATCGACGGCCGAACGGAAGCTGTTCTCAACAAACTACTCGGAGGCACTGCCGGTCTTGTTGCCTTCTATGTAGACGACACTAAGACCAAGACCGCTTTCGGGCCTTGTGAAAAGTCCACTCCCCGCTGCCGCGTCAATCGGGAGTACGAAGCTACTGTCATAAGCAAGATCCGCACCGCTCTCATGGCGGCCGGATTCTGCTGTTGATATCTATCAGAATCGTTATATACTATGCCAACATCAATAAACCAACAGGAGGTAAAAATCTATGGCATTCAAGTCAATGAAAGAGTACACTGAGGAGCGGACTGGCGATTTCTTCCTGCTCCGCAACGATGGGGATTTCGCAGATGTCGTCTTCCTTTATCGAGATTACAACGATGTGATGGCCGCCAGCGTCCACTACATCAAGTCGGCGGACTACAGCGGATATGTCCACTGCCAGGGTCGCGGATGCCCTGCGTGTGCACGCAACATTCGCGTCCAGAACAAGCTGTTCATTCCGATGTATGTGTTCGCCATCAACAACGAGCCGGTCAACAAGGTCGCCTTCTGGGACAGAAATGTCCGGTTCAACCAGACGCTGATGGACAGCGTGTTCACTAACTATCCGAATCCTTCCGCCTACATCTTCCGGATCACTCGCAGAGGCGCTGCCGGCGACATGAACACCACCTACGACATCGTCATCCAGGGCATCAGTACAACCACCTACAGCGATCTGCTGAAATCCTGTAGCCTCGAGTTCCCCGACTCTTATGAGATGGTTTGTAAGGATGTACCGATCACTGAGATGAATCGCATGTTCAACAGCTCCAGCTCAGCCTCCGGTGCTGCTGATCTTCCTTCCTACAGTGTGATTCCGAGATCTGCGCCGACAGCTACCATTGCTCCTCCTCCCATGAATGCAGTTCCTGGGGTAGAGTTCGATGGCGGTGAGGGAGCGGCATCTGCTGATCCCATGGATGAGCTTGGCGAGCCTGTTTTCTAACAAATCTATAAGATGCTTGACCGTTGTTTCAGAAATGGAATGACGGTCAAGTTTACTTAACAGGAGAACATCATGAGTCTATTTAGTCCCGCACAAAGAGAGCAAATAGATCTCGTTGCGAAGAAAAGCGCAAAGCCGTTAGAGCCTCAGAAAGGCTCCAGCAAATCTAGTCGATCTGTCAATGCGGATCTGATTCGGATCTCTGAGATGGTTCAAGAGTACTTTAGCGATTCTTCTGCAATACTGATCACTACTCCGGAACAGTTGCACGATTATGTGAGTGAGCTCATAGAGGTGCGCTATGCTGGCATCGATACTGAGACCACCGGCCTAGATGTTGTACGAGATACTATTGTTGGTGTTTCTTTGTACTATCCTGGTGGCGTGGAGTGTTACATTCCAATCAAGCATCTTGTTCCTATTTTTGACGTCCCCGTCAAGAACCAGCTTACTTATGAGCAAGTAAGGGTGGAGCTTCAGCGAATGGCAGATGAAGGTGTTCGTTTGATCTTTGCAAACGCTGACTTTGATCTTGCTATGATCTATAAAGATATTCACGTAGATTTCAATGACAACATGTATGTTGATGTGTTGAATACTTGGAGGTGCTTGAAGGAGGACGAGAAAGACAACTCCTTGAAGGGTCTGTACAACAAGTATGTGCTGAAGGGCAAAGGTGATCCTAAGAAGTTCAGTGACTTCTTTAGTGCTGCATTGTTCCGCTATTGCCGTCCTGAAATTGCTAAGCTTTATGCTGCGAACGACGCGAGGATCACTTATGAACTGTTCTTGTTTGAGCTTCCTTACATCACTAAAGAGCATGTAAAGTGTAAGGAGCACGGCCTGCAAGCTATTGCTGATCTTGTTTGGCAGATCGAGATGCCGATGGTCAAGGTCTGCCAGAATCTGCATAGAGTTGGCATCTACTTAGACGAAGAAACTTGTCGTCATCTCAAGGTAAGATACAAGCAGAAATATGAGCAAGAACAGGCCAAGCTGTCTGCTATGGTTCAAGAGATTCTGGACACTCATCCAACTAGTTTTGTTGGTGGTCGGACAGGTAAATTGTTCACTAGTGGCAGAGATTTCAATGGAAACTCAACTCCGCATGTGATTCATTTGTTCCGCGATATATTGAAGATTCCGAGATTCCAGCAAGGGAATGTAAGCGCAGATAAGGAGACATTATCTGAACTCAATCTGCCTGTTGCTAATCAGATACTTCGTATGCGAGGCGCATTGAAGCTCATTTCTACTTATGTAGAAAGTTGCCCAATTCGATTGCTGCCGATGGTCGTATTCATGCACGATTCAAATCAGTTGGTGCTGATACAGGACGAATGTCGTCTTATGACCCCAACTTACAGAACATTCCTTCGCATGCAACCGATATTCGTCACATGTTCCGAGCTTCCGCAGAATCTCTGGTCAAATTGACTTGCGGTCTTCGTGATAGGTACTTAACAGTTACTATGCCTAACTACTATCGCGTTGTGGTTGATGATACAGAGAAGTCTGCTCATGACTTAGCAATCGGTGATCATGTCTGCGTGAGCAATAGTGACGGTTCTTGTATTGCTGCTGTTGCAAGCATCTCTGATGGTGATGAAATCGGTCTTATCAAATTTGAATTCAGTGTACCTACAGTTGATGATCTTTCAGGTAGTTGGCAGATTACAGTGAAGTCGCCTCCTTATGTCATGATGTCTAGTGACTATTCTCAGCAGGAACCGAAGCTCACTGCATTTGTCAGTCAAGATCCTAAGATGATTGAAGCCTTCCAAAAAGGTAGAGACATTTACGCAACTATCGCCGGACTCGCTTTTGGCCTTCCCTATGAAAAGTGTTTGGAATTTCATCCTGAGAGCGGAGAGTATCAGCCTGATGGTAAAGCACGGCGCGGCGAAGCAAAGACCATAGTACTTGGAATCACTTATGGTCGTTCTGTTGTAACTATCGCTGAGCAGTTGTTCGGTTCCGACGAATCACTTACCGATGAGGAGAAGGTTGCAAAAGCTCAGAAGGTCTATGATTCCGTTCTGGATGCGTTCCCTAACTTGCGTGCACTGATGAATACTGCTCAAGCACACGCTCGCAAGTATGGTTATGTTACTACTATCTTAGGTCGTCGTCGTCATATTCCAGACATGCAGCTGAAGCCGTTTGAGTTCCACGCAATGTCAGGATATGTAAACCCTGATGTTGATCCGCTTGATATGACTACACTTGTCAATCGAGAAGAGATTCCTGAACGAATTGTACGCCAGCTCGAAGAGGAATTCTCCCAGTACAAGTACTTCGGTCAGATTGCTCGTAGAACTAAGGAGCTGCAAGAACATCGTATTCGTGTAGTCAACAATCGGTCAAAGATAAATGACGCAAGCAGGCAATGTGTGAACTGTGTTGATTTTGATACCGAGATACTTACAGTAGATGGTTGGAAGAGATATGATGAAATACATGAAGGCGATTCAATCTTATCGTACTCCATGACAGACCACTGTATTGTGTCTGATAGTATCGAAGCTATTCATATCTCCAATCAGCTGTCCCCTGTTGTTCGATTTGATAGCCCGACGTTCTCCGCAGTTAGCACCCTTGATCATCGTTGGGTTGTTGGAGAGGCGGATGAAGTTCCCAGGATCAAAACAACAAGTGAGATAAACCGGAATAAGTGGCCTGATTATCCTATACTTCGTGTAGCTGATAATCAATTTAGAGACGATGAGGACTTAACTGATGCTCAGTTGAAGATCCTAGGTTGGTTTTTCACTGACGGTAATCGTGGTGGTCCGCACTATGCAATTCACCTTTATCAGTCTACTAGACGCCAAAAGAATGCTGAAGTGTATGCTGACATGATAGCTACGCTTAGCGCAGCTGGAGTTGAAGTAACGGATGCTTGCCGAGATGGGTTCTATCATGAAATCTATTTGGAACAGACAATGTTCACTGCATGGATATGGCACACATTCCCAGATCGGTGCCTTACATTTGATCTAGTTTCTCGACTTTCACAACGTCAGGCTGATATACTAATGCGAGCAATGCTCCAAGGGGATGGTTCTGGAGTAGATGGGTCTGGCCAGTTCTTACGGAATTCACGAGTGTCGCTCGTCTGCAAATCTAAGTCCATGGCAGATGCTTTTCAATATCTATGTTTCCGCGCTGGATACGCTAGTAATTCCTATTACATTGATGCTGAAAATAGAGATAATCATAGTAATCATAAGTTGTATTCATCCATGTCCAACATCCCGAAAGTTACCAGCGGGTACTATGATGTGTGTGTTCTTCGAGTAAATAGAGCGCAGATCTATCCTCATCTTAAACATCAAGAGGTTGCATCGGGTGTATGGTGCGTCACTACATCGCAAGGTACTTGGATTGCCAGGAGAGAAGGGAAAGTTTATATCACCGGCAACTCAATTATCCAGGGGAGCGCCGCAGAACAGACTAAGATGGCGTTGCTGCTTATTGCAAACGATCCAGAATGGAAGCGTATTGGAGGTAGGATTCTCATACCTGTTCATGATGAGATCATCGCTGAGGTTCCCGAAGAATACGCCGAAGAAGGTGCGAAGATCCTCAGCGGACTGATGTGTAAGGCGGCTGACTTCTTGCCTTATCCGAGTAAGTGTGACGTTGAAACTACTTATCGTTGGTATGGGTTGGCCTACCCATGTAAGTATCCTCAACCTTCTTCTTATGATCTTGATTCAATGTCTCCGGAAGAAATCCAATGGGTCCAGTACCACTTAGTTGAAAGCGAGTATCTGCTTCCTGTGTATAAGGATAAGAATGGAGAGAAACCCAGAGGTGATGCTGCAAAGGGTGTGAACGGCCGCATATCTGACGAAATGATTGCCGCTGTGAAAGCCTATTGCAATCGTTATAGTATAACAGAGCAGGACTTTATTTTACACATCAAAACTACAGTAGAAAAAGGAGTTGTACCTCAGAAATGAAATTCACGCTAAACACCAAGCCATTTGTTGATGCTCTTGGGCTAGGCATCATTCCAGCTAATGTGTCTAAGTTCCATAAGACAAGCTGCCTTGCTCAGCTCACTGTTGTCGACAAGAGCACCCTCCATGTTAATCTTGAAGCCGCTTCTATCTGTTCTGCTATCTCGCTCAAAGGGACGACTGGCGATGCTCCTGAGGATGAGTTCCGGACCATCTTCGTTGATAGTTTGCTGCTCAAGCAACTTACTGCCACGTTGGATTCTCCCACTATTATGTTAGAGCTGTCTGAAGGTGGCCTGATTATTCATTCAGGTAAGTCGAAATTCAACCTTCCTAAGATGCTTGATGAATCTGATATCTCGCTCAAGCAGCCGGACATTTCTGTCATGTCCGCCGTTCCTGGTGTTGCTGTTGACAAGACCGGTTGGAAGTTTATCAAGGACTATCAGATGTATGCAATCGCAATGTCGTTCACACATCCGGTGTATACTCGAGTGTGGCTCGGTGCCGACGGTGATGTATTGGTCGGAGATTTTGACAACAGTCTCTTTACGCATTCTCGAAAGGGAGTGTTAGGTAGTACTTGTCTTGTTTCCGATACTATCGTCAACCTGTTTAACTCTCTGCCTGATGGCGCTAAGCTCTATTCTGATGGGTCAAACTATCTGATCATCGTTCGTACCGATGGATTTGAGCTGGTTACTCAATTTGTTCCGGAGTACGAGTCAAACGAAGATGTCGGTGACTATCATTCCGACATGATTCTGGACATGCTGCATCACAACGACGATGAGGCTGTTTCTGTCAGCGCATCTGCACTCAGTCGTTTCTTGAACCAGGCGGATTTGCTCTCTAGTAGTGTAGAGGACACCATCAAGTTCATGGTAGAAGGTAACAAGGTTCGGCTAGTCGATAACAATGTTGACTGTTCTGTCGTGACGGACAGTAAGCCGGTGCCACCTTATACAGTAGAGTTCAAGACTTCTTTCCTCAAGTCTGTGGTTGGGCACTATCCTGCTGACGAGATGATCCGCATGTGTCCGATCCGTCAGGACGACGAAGTCGTTGGTGTTGTTTTCTGGAACAATGATGTAACTACTGTACTTGCTGGTACCGACTAACATGGCCTTCTATTCTATCGATGCTGCCGCTGCAGCTCGATTCAATTCGGCTGTTGGGCATAAGTTCTTGACAGGTTATCAATCGTTTGTAGATGCTTCTATTCGCAAAGAGAACGAGAGAGTTTCGTCAAGAACTTTTGCTCCATCTAGTTTCCGTTGTGATCGGCGGAGTTGGTTTCGTCTGCGCGGCACACAGCCTGATTTGAATGCTCCTGTAGATCGCTCGATGTCATTCATGGCAGTGCTTGGTACAGCATGTCATCAAGCACTACAACGCACATTGATTGAATATTCTGGTAATGATGATTTTGAGTGGGTTCCGGTAGAGGACTACTTGCGTGATCATCCTATCCCCTATGAATACACAGTCAATCACGAGAATGAGTATGAAACTCAGATTGAGATTCATTCTCCGTTCCCGGTTAAGTTCGCATGTGACGGCATCGTTAAAATTAGTGGAGTCTATTATCTCTTAGAGATAAAGACTGCTGAGCATTCTAGTTTCATTTCGCTAACTTCAGCGAAGCAACATCATGTTGATCAAGTTCATCTGTATAGCACGCTACTAGGTATCGAGAATGTCATGATGATCTATCAAGATCGTCAGTATGGAGATCTTAAAGTATACACCTATGTAGTGAAAACATATCAAGCGCAGGACATGCTCAATCGAATGAAACATGTGATGGAGTGTGTTGAAGCTAACATCGCTCCTACGCCGCTTCCTCGAAATGATCCGTTCTGCAATGGATGTGTGTATGCTCGAACTTGTTCACAGTGGGGGAGATAGTTTATGAGTCTAGCGACCAAATACAGACCCAGAACTTGGGATGATGTAACTGAACAGTCAGTTGTAGTTGATATTTTTCAGAAGATGTGTAGTGATTCGGTTCTTACTAACCGAAACTTCTTGCTGATTGGCCCCTCGGGCTGTGGTAAGACCACATTGGCTCGAATTGCTGCGAATGTTCTCAACGCTGGGCAGGGTGAGCCTATCGAAGTTGATGCGGCCTCCCACAGCGGTGTAGATGCAATGCGTGAAATCGTTCAACAGGCACGTGCATATCCTGTAGGCTGTTCCTGGAAAGTATTCATCATTGATGAGTGTCATTCTATAAGTTCTGCAGGTTGGCAAGTGATGCTGAAGACTATTGAGGAAGGTCCTGCCAAATCCGTATTCATGTTCTGCACTACTAATCCTGAGAAAATCCCACCGACAATTCTTTCTCGTGTTCAAACATTTCAGCTGTCTAAGATCAGTTTAACTGGTATCTATAATCGACTCATTCATGTGATTGCGCTTGAGAATGCAGAAGGTGCAGGTATCACTTATACTGAAGATGCTATTCGATATATCGCTAAGTTAGCCAACGGCGGTATGCGTGATTCGTTGACACTTCTGGACAAGGCGCTGGTGTACAGCAAAGATATCACTACAGAGAAACTAGTATCTGCGCTAAACCTTCCCAGCTATGATGTGTATTTCAAGATGCTATCTGCATGTGCACGAAAGGACAATGCTGCTATCGCATCTATTGTTGATGAGGTGTATAATTCCGGAATCAATTTTGTGAAGTGGTTTGAGGGGTTCTTGTCCTTTGTAATGAATGTGGTCAAGTATATCTTGATGCAGGACATCGAGGCGACGATGATTCCTACTTACTACGCTGAGAAGATGGCTCCATATGGTACTGCACATCTTTCCGTTTGCTTGAAGTTAGCGAATCGGCTTGTCATGTTGAATCATGAACTCCGGACTACACAGTACCTTCAGGAGCTTGCTCTTGCATATCTGTGTACTACACCTAAGAAATGAGGACACTATGAATTATTCAGAGAACTATGATGTAGTAAATGAAGTTCAGGCTGATGTTGACGAATTGTATCAGAGCAGGTTCGCATCTCATTTTGGATTAGTAGATGAACTGTATCAGCGTTTGAAATCTAGATCTAGACCTATCACAGATCAAGAACTTGAAGACATTTTGACTCTTCTTCCTCTTGAGCTGTTCGCTGTTTCTGAAGAGCTGAATCGTTTGAAAGTTGCGCTAGAAACGATTAAGCTGAAGAACAAAGAGATCAAAGAAGATGTAATGCGATCTGTTGCACAGTCTACTGATACCGCAAATTTTACTCCTGCACAGACCAAGGAATATATCAGTCGGGTTGTTCCAATTGAGATGATTCCGTATGAACTTGCTGTTCAGATCCACACTTGTGTAATTGATCTAGTAAGTTCTCGTATTCAATTTTGTAAGGAATTGATCATGAGTGCAAAGAAGATCTGGGACGGTCGTCGAGCTACAGAGAGAAGCATGCCTGTGAGCGAAGGCGCAGTTGACCCTGATAAGTTGCCTAAGTACAGCGTGCCTGGAGTATACATCAAGTAAATCGTTATAGTAAGTATCAATACAATTCAATGAGGTGATAAAGTGGCTGATAGCTATGCTGATATCATTACCAGGTGTAAGAAGGATTGGAATTGTGACAATCTGATGGACGGAGCGAAGACTGTTCGAGGAAACAAGATTCCGTTTTCGTCTCCCATGATGAACTATGCTACTTATGGTGGTGTGCCACGCAATGCTATGACAGAGTTCTATGGAGAGCCGTCTGGTGGTAAGAGTACTACAGCAATCGACATCTGCAAGTCTGCTTGTGATATCTTCAAGCAGGAGCACGAAGCCGAACTTTCTTCTCTTCGTGAGTTTGCATCGCGCGGTAACAAATCTGCTCAAGGTGAACTCGAGGATCTGCAAGAACGAGGACCTAGAAAGGTATTGTATCTAGATCTAGAACATTCATTCGATCGCGCATGGGCATCTACCTTAGGTATTGTTGATACGGATATTGACATCATGCAACCACCTAACATTGTAGCTGAAGATCTACTCCAGACTGTTCTCAACATCATTGCCACTGGAGAGATTGGGCTGATTGTTCTAGATTCAATCCCTTCTCTTGTTCCTCGTGCTGTGTTAGAGAAGAAGCTCGGAGAGCGGACGGTTGCTTCGCTTGCTGGACTGCTTACTACATTCTGCACCAAAGTGATCCCCCTTCTTACTCGATATGAGACTACGCTGATTTTTATCAACCAGATCAGGGCGAATATGGACAATCCTTATGTTCCTAAGACTCCTGGTGGTGAGGCCATCAAGTTCTATTCTTCGCTCCGTATATATTTCAAGATTGGAACGCCGGTTGACTTCCTCGGAAACGAGCTTCCGATGAGTACTGAGAATCCAGCGGGCTATATCGTCAACGCAAAACTGACGAAGCAGAAGACAGCCCCACATGATCGCAAGAATGCAACTTACTATCTCATGACTCAGAGCGGCATTCGCCCTGATTACGACTATGCGAAACTCGCCATTACAAAGTACAACATCATCAGAAAAGCTGGCGCATGGTTCACTATCACGGATCCGGTAACTGGTGTTGTGCTTGAGGAAGAAGGTCGTCCAGTAAAGGTGAACGGTCTCGCAAAGGTCTACGATTATCTTCAGATGCATCCTGAATATTATGAGAAGTTGAAAACATTCATCTGGAGTGACATCAGCAACAAGCCCGCAGAGTTGGATGTTGCTGAATCTTCCGCGGGGTTATGATATGTCTGATAAGAAAGATGTTAGTTCTAAACAGGAACACATGATCGCTAGTTACCTTGGATGGAGTGTTGTACCAGGCAGCGGATCCAGGGCATGCCGACCTGGTGATATTCAGTCCGACCAATGGTTAGGTGAATGTAAGACACACACCAAACCGGTATCTCGTTATACATTTGTGCAAACTGTCTGGAACAAGCTGTCGGATGAAGCGGCATCTAGATTCAAGTACGCAGTGTTGTTTGTAGATGACGGTACGCAGAAGGTTGACCATACTTGGTGTTTGTTACGATTCAACGCAATAAGCTGGTCGGATGTATACGCTAGTTCAGCTGTTGCTAACTGGTTCGCTTGTAACAAGAAGTTCAACACAAACATAGTGATATCCTCCGAGGAGTTATCTAAGTTGTATTCGGAAGCTGGTCAAACTTCTGATACTGCCGGGCTACGTGTCCATCATGCTAACAATGATTTCTTGCTTGCATCGCTTCCGCTTTTTCATGAGATCTGTCAAGCAATGGGGTGGAGTTAATGATCACAATTCAAGAGCTTGGTGTTGAGATTCTTTCTAACAATCCTCGGAGTTTCTACGCATGGGTTGGGTCTGAATATGGCATCAAAGAAAGGTACTTGTCTGTCCTTCGATCCTACTATGGTGACATGAAAACAGTTGACTCTGTTTCCGATGTACTACACATAATGCAGACAAAGCGACTCATTCCGCTTGACCCTTGTTTATATGTGGTACGGTATGACGACAGTTTCTTATCGTCTCTGAACGATCGAACCGAGCATGATATCCTCCGTACTAAGATCTGCGGAACGATTGTTTGCATCTACGAATCCGATAAAGCAGCAAACAAGCTTCTTAAGTATCTCCCTAAGTGCACCGCTTCTATTGAAAGTGTAGATCCTAAATTCATTCAGCGCTATCTGAAATCAGAATTTCCAAAGGTTTGTGATCAGTTCCTTCAGTTTGCTGCTTCGAATGCAGTCAACTACAGTCATGCTAGAAACATGACTCGATGCGCAGACATGTTGGATCAAGCGAAGGTTGTAGATCTGTCTCAGGAGGAGATGTCTTCTCTGTTTGCTCTCTCTTCCTCATTCAGCGAAGCTGCATTCTCGTTAGCATTCATGCGTAAGGACTTTCCTGCCTTGTACGCTCATTTTCAAAAGTACACAGGTTCTGTAGATGATCTTATCTACATGATGCTTCGAACGCTGATTGATTTGGAGAAGCACAAGGTCAGAAAACCATCTGATTCTACACTTGCTGCACTAGTAAGTAGGTGGACTCTAGAAGATATTTACAACATGTTCAATCATGGGTACGAAGCGCTCAAGTGCATTCGATCTGTATCAGTTGACCCGGAAATGATTCTACTCTACTTATTCGGATTGATCCAGTTCACAAAGATCCCAGCTAAGGAGGACATGACATGGAGCTGAAGTGTCAAGCTGCTGCAGTTTCCGAACTTCGCAGAATTGCCGAACAGCCTCATCACAGTCTTTTGATAGATGGATGTTCTGGTTGCGGTAAAACTTACTTAGCTTCTCTGTATGCGAAGTTTCTTGGCATCACCGACTTTCATATTGTGCAGCCCACAGTTCAGGAAGTTCGTCAGAGTATTGATACGTGTTTGTCTCTATCTACTCCTATTGTCCTCTGCATTGAGAACATTGATCTAGGTGTGCTAGGCGCTGCTTACACACTACTGAAGTTCTTAGAGGAGCCTAGATCTACCGTATTTATTGTGGTAACATGCCGAAATCTCCAGCGTGTTCCTGATACTATCGTTAGTCGTAGCGTGTGCATTTCTACCTCGCCTCCTATTGATTCCGATCTAGATATGTATGCTAAGACGATAAATGCTCCAGTTTATCAGAAACGAAAGGATCTTCTACTGTGGCGATGTGTTCGCACATTAACTGAAGTCAATTCATTTCTTCTCATGACGGATGAACAAGTCAATTACATTGAAGAATTCCGCACTAAAGTATCGTTCAAAGACCCAGTAAATTGGATCGCTTGGACACTGAGTAAGTTTCCTGATGGTCGTGATATTCCGCTTGAACTATCTATCCGAGCAATCATGGAGTTGAATCGCACTAATTCTTATATTCAGCGTTGTGGAATTCTGTGTATTCAAGACATCTCGTCTGGAAGAATCTCCACTAATGCTGCTATATCGAAGTTCCTGTTTGAGTGTAAGTATGGTAGCTGATTCTTCATGAATCGTTATAGTACTTACATCAAGAAAGGAGCTCACATCAATGAACGCAGAGCGTAGAAAATCTATTTCCGAAATCATCGAGCGGATCGCTTCTCTTCGTGAGGAGATTGAATCTGCTCAATCCGATCTTTCTTCTATTGCGGATGAAGAGGAGGAAGCTCGTGATAACATGGCCGCACAGTCCGGTCCTAATTATGAAGCTTCGGAAGAAGCATCTGAGTACATGAGTGAAGCTGACAGCTACTTTGATGACGTACTCAGTGCGTTAGAAGAAGCCGTCAGCAGTTTAGAAAATATCACAGGGTGAGGTGATAGTGTGATATATTACTTTAGCGGATCATTTACTCAGCAGATGGCTGATCTTCTTGCTAAGATGCCAGATGTCGATCCAATTGCTATTCTAGTTTCTCAGCTGGATCGGTCTTCTATCCGTCAGGCTATCGAGTACTGCAAGCAAGGTATCGCTAGTCATCTGTTTATTGATTCTGGAGCATTCTCAGTCCATACTGGTAAAGCAACTGTAGACCTCGATGAATACATTGACTATGTGAATAGCATTGATGAGTACACCGCAGCTGTTGCTCAACTTGATACTATTCCTGGTCGGTTTGGTCAGCCTAAGTCACCTCAGGATTACAAAGAGAGTGCGATGAAATCCTGTGAGAACTATTTACATATGCGGACTAGGCTGAAGTCTCCTGAGAAGCTTATCTATGTATTCCATCATGGCGAGTCGTTTGATCATCTTCGCAAAGTGCTGGAATGGAGAGACGAAGAAGGTAACCCGCTTCCTTATCTTGGAGTTTCGCCTGCAAACGACACTTCTCAGCAAGTCAAGGACATCTACATGCAGAATGTGTATGATGTCATCAAGCAATCAAGCAACCCTGATGTAAAAACTCACTTGTTCGGTATGACTGCACTTGAATCACTTTCTAAGATCCCCGCATACTCTGCGGATAGTGTAAGTCATCGTCTTCGCTCTGCTTATGGTAAGATGTATACTACCAAGTGGGGAGTGATTTCTGTTTCCAAGCAAAGCCGTACAAGTCGAGTAAAGTCTAATATGAGTTTTGTTGACTGCGCCGACGAGTACAATCTGAAAGAACTTTCTGACTACCTTGCTCACCTTCATCTAACCATTCAAGATGTCCAAGAGTCTAATGCTGCAAGAGCTGCTGCAGATATGTGGGCAGTAATGCAGTATGTGCGAAACAATCCATATCACCCCTCTAGAAAACCCAGGCCTAAGAAGTTGTTTGATATCTGAGGGCTTGTGGAAAATTGCCCAAAAGTGGTGATTTATACAGATGGATCATGTTCGCGAGATGATGGACCTGGAGGATGGGCTGCAATCATACAGCAAGGCAAGAGAGTCAGGGAGTTAACAGGTGGTGAAACAAAAACAACAAGCGTGCGGATGGAGCTCACAGCTATCGTTCGCGCGCTAGAGTTGCTTCGGAAACCTTCTGATGTAACCTTATACACGGATTGTCAATTCATCGTCAACACAGTGACCAATGGTCGACTTCAACGATGGCGAAGTAATAACTGGAAGCGGTCTGATGATAATGAAGTGAAGAATCAAGATTTGTGGGATACGCTGTCACACCTTATCACATTTCATACTGTTGTTTTCAAGTGGATCAAAGGGCATTCTGGAAATCAGCTGAATGATCGATGCGATAAGTTGGCTAAGGCGCAGACGAAAGCGCGCGCTGATGGTAGAAGATAACTGATACAACCTTGTATACACATGAATGTATCTGACCATCGAGGAGGGTTACTAGAATGGCTTCTGGACAAGGTGTACCTATTGTACCTGTAAATGTACCTACGTTGATCCCAAGAGATCAACTAACTGAATTACAACCTGCAGCTGATGTGAAAAATGTTGCAGAGAACGCTAGTGAGATACACGAAACTCAATCAATAGCTTATGCCATCAATACCGCAGCTAACACAGGTGCAACTTCTGTAATCTATGACAAAGAGATAAGCGACAATGTGCAATCTACGCTGGAGCTAAACGGCTATGTGCTGACGCCACGCGCGATGGCTAACAATCACGCGTCTTATATCATTTCATGGGCGTGATGCAAGATGAAGATTCCGACAATTCAAATTCAGTTGTGTACTTACGCTGACCTTGCATCGAACTCTGTTATAATCAATCCAAGGGAATTCAATTCTCGCATTTATCTCAGAGTTCCTTGTCCTCTTTTCGCTTTTCGGCCTATTGAGATTCGAGAAATCACTGACGATAATTGTGATGATCTGACTTTTGTTCAGTTTTCGTTTGTTCAAGGTCGTCCATGGATTGATGTTGCTGTTGGACAGTTGAATCAAACTGCAGGGTATCATAAGTACATTGTGCGCTTCCTCACTACGGGTGATGATATAGTTTCGTACTATTTCTCATATACTATTCAAACAGAATCACCTGAGAAGCCTTACATATACATGGACAGGAGTGATTCCGTTGAGTAATGTTGAAGCAGCGGAACTGCGGAGATACAATGCAAATTCTCGAAACAATAACACCGGTGACTGCACAATTCGTGCGTTGTGCATTGCATACGGTCAACGATATGATGATGTTCATCGAGACCTGCTTAAGATCGGTAGTGAATACTGGTACGATTCTATCTGGACCAAGTATGTTCGCGATCATGGATACATAACTAAGAGAAATGTCAGTAAAGACGCAATTACGCTAACTGAGTTTGCTGATAGCCATCCTACCGGCACTTATCTAGTAACTGTAGGTAAACGAGCGTATGGGCTATCGTCTCATGTAGTTTGTCTAGAAAATGGAACTATCTGGGACACTTGGAACTCGTTGAGCTGGTATGTCAACGATTACTGGTTGATCCGCAATGGGGAAGATACTATTCCAGATAGTCCTGGATTTGATCAAGACTTAGTCGATGAGTATGTGAGTTTCTTGACTGCATACTTTGAAAAATTGAAGAAGAAAGCACCTTACATGGACGGATATGTTTCTACCAGTAAGTTGCAAGACGAATATACACTTCTGATAGTTGCTCGTTGTATTCCAAACGACACTTATCAAGAGCAGTTCGCTGATCTCATTGAGAAGGGGATGCTGAGCCAGAAGTGGGTCAAGACTCTTCGAGCTATCATCAAGTTCAATCCGAAAGTTGACTTTGATATCAATAAGTCCAAGACCATGGAGAAGATTCGTGTTCAGGTCCGTGAATGGATGTATCAGATTCGCAAAACTATTGAAGATACAGTAGCTGTGTCAAAAGCTACATTCCATCCTAAGTACTACGGTGACATGGACGACCGGAGGCTCTTGATAAAGTTGCCGGCATGGGCACAACCGCTTCTGACGAAATGCGTCGATTATGGCGATGAAGCTAAGCGGTGGGATGGAGATAGATTCGAAGCAGAGATGGCCGCATTTGACGACGATCCTAGAAAAGAGACAGCTCCGATCGTTTATTTCCGTGCTGATACTATCTCAGAACTTCGTTCGGATCTAGAATCCTATCGCAGTAAGTTCTATCGTGTTGATTATGATTACTGATGGAGGTGTTGGAAAATGGCTGAACTAGATGTTGTCAAGATCTTATCAGCGAGTCGGCTGTATAGGTCATTTTCTACCACTCGGCAAGACGAGTTGATTCGAGCTGCAAACGCTCCAATGAATGTCAAGTTGGTTCAGCAGTTAGCAGAATACATTGATCCGGAGTATCGCACTAAGGATTACTTAGTTCCCGATGACGGGTCTTCTGAACAAGTTGAAGATGTTGATCTATCGGATGATTTCGGTGATGCTGAAGAGTTCACCGATTCTGGCGATTTCGGAGGATCACCTCCCCCTAGGCCTTCTGGTGGGTCTAGTCCTTCGCTTGATTTTGATGCACCGCCGGATATGGATCTATCTACTGACGAATCGGAGGAAACTCCTCCTGAAGATGCAGACGTTCCTGGTATGAATGTTGTTCCAGATGTTCCTGGACCTACTGATGAAGTATCCGAAGCTACAAATATCATGAATGAGGACATTGCATCCGCTATCAAGGACATATTAGAGTCAGATGAATCTACTGCTGGTGTAGTTCGTGTAGCAACACGAGACAGCGATTCTGAGCTATGGGTCTACTATCAAGACAAGATCAACTTGAATCGTCTCATGACAGCTGTTGTTGACAGCATCGAAAGTCATGGATACAATCAGTTGACGTTCAATCGACTTGCTCGAACTGATAACGCAATTGTGTTTGAGATAAATCAATGAGCTCTAATCGACTTCCGTTGACGGAGGAGCTTGATTTCCATTACTTGTTAGGCTTGATGCCTCCGTTGAGTGATGTTCCTGAATATGCATGGCTCCCAGAACTATTTTCTATCATAGGGCATAAGAGTTTGATTGATCTTTGTAAGTATGCTGGTGGAGAGTACATTCGCATACCTCGGCTTGATGAGCTCTTAGACGCTGTAGAAGCACTCCAATGGTTCTATGATGTAAATATAAAGCACGAGAAAGAAGTTCAAGGCGTACCTTCTAGACTCATTCCGCTTTATACATTGATCTGTAATAAATACAATGCTCAACTTACTGAAGCAGTGCCTGCTGGAGACGCAAGCATCTAAACAAACATTCGCACAGTACTATGTCGCTTACATGTGTATGGTGCAAGATGATAACATAGTAAGCGAATGTCAATTCCTTAGCAAGCAATCTGATCTGAATTTGATCAGTATGTCTCGAATAATTGAAGCAGAAACCCAGAAAGGTGATGTGATTCACAAATGAGTCGTCAACTTATCGATGTAGAGGATCTTCGCCGGCGGTACATTGAACTGTATGTTCAAGTTCGAAAGTACATCTGGCCATTTGATACAGTTGCAAATCTGGTCGATGTGGAGATGGAGTGTTACAGCGCGTTTCCTGACATGTTGGCTCTCCGGACCGCATTTTCTAAGCTGAAGTCTGACATCGAAGCTGCTGTTGATCTGAGCGACGATAAGGACTTAAAAGATGCAATTGAAGAATTCCAGAAGTTGATTGATCGTGACGAAGATTTCTTCAACTTACTAGAAGCCGTCAAGGAGGTTATGTCCTATGAAGATATCCAGGAACAGCAAGCAGATCTCGAAGAAACCGTCTGAGGTTTCAGCCGCCGACAGCTACGCTGAATCCAAACATCACATTCAGTGTGCTATTGACGCTCTTGCTAAGGTTGCGTTAGATCAGAAGGATCCTAAGAATGTTACGGCTGCAAACGCAATCGCAGATCTGGGAGTTGTAATGCTCGGACTGAATTGATTGTCTCTATCCAGTATCGGAGGAACTAATCATGGCAGACATCGAAACCGTCGATGGATACAAAGAGATAATGAATCCTATCTATGGAGCACAGAAAGCAAACGTAGCTCGTATGCGGGCTACGCTGCTTGCGTGCTCCTTAGATAATTTTGCATCATGCCGAAACGCAATTAACAACATAACTGTGATGCGTATCTATCATCAAGTAGCTCGGATCATTCGTTATCTAGAGTTAATGGATAAATTAGACGATAAGCTGTATGAGTCTATAGAAAATACTATTGATCATGCAGATCCCACATCACCTACGGCATGGATGGTCCTTCTTCGTATTCAAGAAAAGCTACAGGACAACATGATAAAGTCCCAGAAGTTGTTAGAACCTTATTTGAATTCTGATGCGTTCAACATTGTTGAAACAATCCCACAAGGTGCACAATCGCAGACAGCAGAGATACTAGATCCGTCGTCTCGAGAACGCCTCATGAATGCTGCGCAGACGGTCTTGCATGCTATCGAGGCAGGTGAGATTAAGTGATTGATGGTCCAGAAATTTTACAGCGGATCCAAGATGCATATCAATCTTGTTCTGAAGAAGAAAGAAGTTACTTGCGGCAGATACTAAGAGAGTTTAGTCAGTATGGAGAATCGCCGACGCTTGAAGACATCTGGATGGCCGACTACATCGAGATTCCAGTATCTATCGACACATTCATAGAAGATCCGCTGTACCTTGGTAAAGTAACCCGAAATGGAACTGCTGTTTATCCTGCGTGGCGTAAGGTACTTCGAGATATTTTCAACAATGGAAACAAGTTTGACGAAGTAGTCTTAACTGGTGCAACGCGTATTGGAAAGACTTCCACAGGCATCACAGGCACAGCTTACATGCTGTATCGACTAATGTGTCTGCGAGACCCTCAAGCTTTCTTTCACAAGAAAGATGTATCCAAGTTCTCAATTCTGTTTTTCAACGTCACTAAGGATTTGGCCAAAGGCGTTGCTTTCCGTGAATTTAACGACACACTGAAAGCTAGTCCATGGTTCTGTAACCATGGGAAGTTCTCTGACAGTGAGCAGAATTTCTATTACATTCCCGATGGTGGTAAGATTGTAATAGATTACGGATCTGATGGTTCGCATGGCCTAGGCCAGCAGATATTTGTTGGTTTCCTTGATGAGGCGAACTTTGCTAAGGCCGGCATCAAAGATATCAACAAAGCGAAAGCTCGCATGCAAGATACCTACAACACAATCTCCGCTCGTATCAAAGGCACTTTCCGTCAAGGAGGCGAAGTATACGGAAAGTTGTTTGCAATATCCTCCAAGAAAAGCGATAATGATTTTATGGAGTATTATGTGTCTCGTCAACTCCAGAGTGGTGCTGGCGAACACATGTATATATTTGACAAGCCGCAGTGGGAGGTTTTGCCTCCGTCAATGTTTCATAGCGAGCGATTCTATATTGCTGTAGGTAACCGACATCAGCATGGGTTTGTTGTTCCTGATACTCAGAACAATCCCGAAGGGCTTGCTGATATAACCAAACAAGGCTTTCAGCTGCTTGAAGTTCCGATCGACATGCGCCCTGAGTTTACTGCAGATTTTGATATCGCCTTGCGGGATCTTGCTGGTATTGCTGTTCCAGGCGCGTTGTCCTTCATTACACAGGCAACTATCAGCGCATGTATATCTAAGACACGACGTAATCCGTTCTTTAGTGATGTCGTAGAGTTAGGAACTCTTAGCCCGTTCACTATTGAAGAATTCTTCCACATAGATGTGATTGACGCAAGGCTCAAGCGATGTCCGCTGTATTTGCACTTTGACTTGTCCTTGAATACTGACCGATCGGGTATCTCCGGTGTATGTATCTCAGGTAGAAAGGACATTAAGTTGCCGGATGGGACTACTGTATCACTTCCAGCGTTCTCTCATATCTTCTCAGTAGCAATACAAGCACCTAGAGGAGATAAGATACCGTATCAGAAGATACTAGAATTTACTTGTTGGTTGAGAACACAGGGTTTCAATATTCAGCGAACTAGCCGAGACCAGTACCAAAGTGAGTACCTTGGAGAACTGCTTGAAGCAAAAGGATTCATAAGTGATAAGATTTCGCTAGATAGAACTCCTGACGGTTATGAAGCACTGAAGTCAGTGTTCCTAGAACAGCGGATCGATCTGCTTGATTGTGAGCTACTCCAACATGAAATCATTCATCTTCAGCGTGATGCATTCTCGGGTATTTGTGATCACCCCGTAGGTGGATCAAAAGACGTGGCTGACTCGCTTGCAGGTGCTATCTGGAATGCTATTAAGAATAACGTATCTGTTCCTGTGCCTACTTCTAAGGTAGCGTCTGCTATTGCTTCGATCAATGGTAGCAGACTATCTCCAAATACTAATCGTGGTACACCGCAACTTCCTTCCATGTTTCCTGGCCTCTCTCGTCAGGGAGGTAGGCGATAATCATTCTAAGAAAGAGGTAAATGCAATGAATTTGAGAAACCTTCTCAAGCCTGGCGACTATTTTATTCCCGTTCCTGCAGGTCTTCCTTTGAAGCTGGAATACAGCGATAAGGGAGTGCTAAAAGCAATCTTCACCAATATCAAGTTTGATAATGATGAAGAAGGATCCAAACCATTGAAGAAGCTCCCTGTAGAGATAAAGGAGCAATTCATCAAGTACAGTCTAGTTCCATCCAGGATCTCGATTGTCGGAGGAACTACTCATGTGTTTGGTGTGCTAGTTGCTCCGATTGATCCTAAGGCCAACGGCAGGCTGCCTGATTGCATGTTCAATTACATCTCTTCTGCATTAGACAGTAAGAAAGCAGCTGACCTGAAATTCTACTGTTATCATGCAGTTAGCTATGCAACGAAATTCATCGGGGCTTATGCTACACTTCGTTGGTTGGACATGTCCGGATTCCGTACTCTCCGAGGTCAGCTGATGTCTATTTCACTGCCTTCTGATGAGAACTTCTTGAATCAGATGTGGATCAGAGTGTTCGGTGATATCACAAATGTGCCTCTGCCGATCATGATGGCTGTCTATCGCGTTGATAAGTTCTTCTTGTATCGATCTGGATATACTCAAGTATGCATCAAATCAGTGCATCAAGAAACTGATGACGCTGGTTACTTCTGGTCTAAGGTCACTGATCTTGTTGGCAAGACATATGTGTTTGACTACGCTACTGGGCTAGAAAATGCGTTGTCTCGCAAAGGATCTTTCATTGTTGATGAAGATCAAGTTACTATCGCATATCGCTATCCGCTTAAAGATAAAAGTATAATGTCTAAGCTCTGTCCTGTGTGTGGAGCTCCGCTAGATACTTCTGTTTTTGGTCGAACTAAGTGTTCGGACAAGAATTGCAAGTCCTCATTGTATGTTCGTATCATCCGTCTCATGAAAGAGCTAGGACTTCCTCAAATTTCTGCTGATAGATTCAAGCATGAAGTAGCTGATGGTCATCTTACTTGTGTATCGGATATCTTTTTTCTGCCTGAGTTGTCTGAACTCAAAATCCATACTAATCTTGTTCATTTGATACAGGGCCTGTGTCCTCATCTGCTGCAGAACGAGAAAAATGCACTACACACATTCATAAATCGATGCAGCAATTCTATCAGATCAGTAGAGTACTACTTGCAACATCCTGAAGTCGCTAGATGTCGAACTGATGTGTATGTGCCTGGTCTAGATGCTGTGTTGAATTGGTTCGCCATTCCAGAAAATTGGACAGCTCTAGAATCGCTCATCATGAATGATAAGAACATCATCATTGAATCTTCGCTAAAGAAGTTTGATGGTGATCCGATCTTCCGTGGAACTACCATCGCCATCACAGGATCATTTATCCATGGTACGCTAGACGATATAGAGAGTATCTTGAACAGTTACTCCGCGACAGTAGTGCGTCAGTATACAGATGCAGTAAAGATTGTACTCGTTGGTAGTCAACTTTCTGACATCGACGGCAGTATGGTTCAGCAGGCGCGTCAAGCTGGTCGTGCTGTCCTCAATGAAGTTGATTTCTTCCAACAGTACGATATTGATGCTGATCTTCGTGCGAACCTTCTATAATGTTGACGAGGTGATGTTGAATGGCTAAGCGATGGTGGTTTCAACGACTGCTACCTAAACGTCGTCAAACTTCTTACATTCGAGACATAGTAACAGGCTCATTTTATCGTATCTCTGACATTCGAGGAAACACGAGTGTAGCTGATATCAAGACGCAGATAGATACTATGCGAGCTCTTGCCGCTGACTCTCAGATCAGCACGGCATTATCTTACTATGCTACAGACGCAACCACACCTAACACTAGTGGTCAGATCATCTGGGCAAGTTCAACTGACGATAAGTATAAAGACGTAGCAGAAATAATCAATAATTTGATCAAGCGATGGAATGTGAACGAGTATGCTCGTGACCATATTCTTGAGCTTGCTACTATTGGAAATCTTTACATTCCAACAACCGGAATGTACAAGACGAGTACATTCCGATCCAGCTATCAGAAAGGTGTTGCGCTCGATAACAACACAATTCTAGATGAAGAATTTGATGTGATCCCTTCGACTAAAGTCCCTCCAGAGAATATCATTCATCTCTGGAAACAAGGTAAACCTCAAGGATACATCTATCAACCTGACGAGAATGCATCAGGTACAGCGCGAACTGAGCTGGTCTTCTATCCTGAGTCCGCTGTAATACATTTTTCGCTAGGCGGGCTGCTCGGTGATTACACTTTTGACGTTATCAACGAAGATGGAGATATTGAACCTTATGACATTCAGTTCTCTACTCCGTTGATGGCAGCTGCAGTCCAACCTACGCAGACACTCAGTTTGTTAGAAGATGCGCTCTTGCTCTCGTCTCTTGCACGAACTATCAAGTTCATCAATGTTGCTTGTGGTAGCGATGAAGATGAGATTAGAGATTCGCTCCAACAGATCAAAGATGCCGTGGAGCAGCAGCTTTCGTTGAATACACTTACTGGTGATGTTCAGAGTTTCGTTAATCCGCAGAGCCCCAACAACCTCATCTATCTTCCTAAGATTGATGGGCAAGATGCTATCACGATCACTGATTTGAACATGGCAGATGCGTCTGAAGAAGATTCAAATCTTCTTAATCACTATCAGGACAAGAAGCTGTCTGTACTTGGCGTCCCAAAAGAAGCGTTGAACTTCTCATCGAATGAAGGTCTAGGCGGTGCAGGTGCTGTAATGTCACAGCGTTCTGCTCTCTACGCTAACGCGCTGATGAGACTCGAAACAGCATACATGGCCGGTTGGCGTACCGCTTTTAACACTTATTTCAGAGAGAAGAAGCTATCTGGTTTTGTTGATAAGTTCCAGCTACACATGCAGCCGATCATCACTCAGCAGAGTACTATCAATTTTGACCGGCGTGATTCTGCTCTGAACCAAGCAAGCACATTCGTTCAGATTCTAAAAGATCTTGGCATCAAGAATGATAAGACCTATAAGTTAGGTCTTGTAGAGATACTGACTGAAGTGCTTCCGCAGATCGGTGCAGATGCTTCTACCTGGAACCCGGACGCAGCGACAGCGGAAGGCGACGGAGGTGGCGCAGATGAGTTCTGATCCGATGGGTCTGTTCCTTAGAGAACTCAAACAATATAATAGCACTAACTTTCGGATGCTGACCACTATTGACTTGAGTGTAAGTAGTCCTGCCGTCTGCAAAGCATTTAGCTCTGTTATCACTCGATACTTCATTTTCTTAGAGAAGCATCCGGAGATCCCTCCATCTGTTGCTAATATGCTCTATTACCGGATGAAGTTAGATACAGTTGCTAGATTTTTCTCTCAGTATCCCGCAGCTTCGCTTGAAGACTTGAAACCGTTTCAGCGGGATGTTCAATACTACTTACAGGAACATAAGGAGGGAATGATCGGTGAATCAGCATAATCCTCCGCTCAGATATCGCATTTCCGCTTGGGAACAGCTCAATGATTGTGTGTCCAACTTGAGTCGTGATTTATCTATTCGCGTATCTAAGTTTGTCAACAACGATATTCTAGAAGGTACACGAATTGCTGTACTCCATACCACATATGGTGTGCTTTTTGCTTGTATGGTCAACTCTAGCGGCTCGCTGATACAGCCGGCTAGTAATGGTCAACCGCATGAGTTTACCCCTTCAGATATTCTTTCTGAACTATATAAGTACGGATTTGATGTTGAATATCGTCCAGCAAAAGGACTACCTGGAGCTCAGATTGCTTACTTGATGACTCTCAAAGGTCTTGGATATGATAAGATCAGGATAATTAGCGTGTGGTCATACTCGTCCACAGGAGCGAGAGAGTATAAAGAAGAGCTTGTAGCGTTTCTCAACACTGCCCATGGTGATTGGTTGAATTCTGGATATAGTCCTAGCAAGACGGAATTCATCGATGCACTGAATAGTGGTACTGCGATCAATCTTACAGCAATTTCTGGTACAAAGTCATTCAATTGGTCTTGGTTGTATAACTGGGTCGCCAACATTGATGACATTCTTCGCGAATGTGCGGAGGTAGAGTCATGACTGAACTCAGCGGCACAAACCTAATTGGTCAAGATATAGAACGCTGGCGTGACTACTACGATGAAGCTCTTCTACGACGTGGTGTTCCTGCAAAGTATCAGTACCCAATGATGGCTTCGTCAAACACACAAGGTGAGCCCGTAGCTGATAGTTACTCAATTCCAGAAGATACACATATCTTCTTTGATGCTGCACCTAAGGTGAAAACTTACAAGCGTCTTGGTTGGGTAGTTGAGAACGACAAGGATCTTCCTTTCTTGATTCATTGTAGCTTTCATCTCAAGAATCTTCAAAAAGATTGCTTGTTTACTTTCTCAGGTCAATATACAGGATTACCGGATCGTGTGTTCCGCGTCATTGAGTTGACTACAGATATCCAGGCTCCTGACCATGTTACTTGTCAAGTTGTTCCGCAGTATGATAAGCAAGCTGTTGGAGAAACTGACAGGGAAGTGAAACAGAAATTCAATAGTTCTAATCACTTCCTAACCGTTCCGACAGACTATCGTGGCAACTACATAAGCGAGCAACCTGGAGAGCAGTAAGGAATGATGTAAAGTGCTTTACTTGTATGATGAGGCAATCAAGAAAGATCTAGAGCGATCTTTTAATCCGAATAACGTGCCCAATCCTGTAGTTCGTGTTGTTGAGGTAGATGCAGCTATTGGGCTTGCTGCTCAGCTTCAGAATGACAACATCACATTCCCAATTGTTGCTGTTACTCGGATGCCTGACCATTCTATTGACAAAAGTCGAATGAACTTCACACTTGCCCATCGAGGGGTCATTTCTGTCTTTGATAACAAGACAAATATGATTTATCGTGAACGCATAATGCCAATCAAGCTTACATACACACTGACAGTATTGACTACCAAAACAACTGATATGGACGAACTCATGCGGGAACTAATTTTCAAATACACAAGCATGTACTTCTTGACGATCAAACTTCCTTATGAGGCGTCCCGGAAAGTTCGCTTTGGTGTTCGGATTGATTGGGATGAAGGCATTCAGCGTAAGTCAGGCCAACTTGAATATGTAGCAAGTGGCCAAGTTTATCAAAGCATCATAACCCTTCAATGTGATGGATGCTTCTTAGCAACTTATACACCTACCAAGTTGCGTAATCTAGAAGTCCAAGTTGAACCTGTAGTAAAATCGTGAACCTTGTATATTGTACACAGTAAGTAAGGTGGTGTTTCTATGAAATATATCAATCTAACCAATCGAACTGTGAAGGTACGTGGCGTGGAATTTGCGCCTGGCGACATTCATGAAGTAGACGGATCCATCAACATTCCTGGATTTGCGTTGACTAGTTCCTCACCTAAGCGGCCTGTAGCTAAGGGGAAAGGCAAAACTAATAAGAAAAAGTAAATTGGAGGGAACCTAAGTGGCGAACATTGTTATCAACGAAATCAGCCAAAACTACACCTACAATATCGGTAACAATTCTTTTGCAACGGTTGCTCTTCCTATCACATCCTGCTGGGGCCCCGGTTATTTTGACTACGCTTCATTAGGATATGAGGACAGGGAGGAGTACTTAGAGAAAGTAATGTGGCAGCATTATCCAGCGACACAGGCAGGTCTGGAAGCGTTTGTTGCTGCATATCGTGGGCCGTCATCTAACTACAAGCTGATGAAGGACTACTCCTACCAGCTTGCGATGACGCTGCTCACTGCAGGATATGATGTCCTGACATGTCGTATCTGCCCGGGTATCATGGCCGGCCGCTACCTGCCAGTTCCTGGTGAGACTGAGAAGTGCATCTTCGTCAATGCTAAGTATCCTGGAACCTTCGGCAACAATCTGCTTCTTCGCATCAATAAGATAACTAATGCAGCTGTTCCTTACTACAACCTGATCGTCTACATCGTAGACGCTTCTGGTGTTCGTACAGCTGCTGAGAATCTGATCTTCCGTCTAGCTGACGTTGAGGTAGAGGACAATGTTCCCGTCATTGGAGAGGTTGAATCCAATTTCATCACAATGACTGTAACTTCACTGCAAGGTGAATCTGTCTCTGCTGAGGACGACGAGTCCAATGTAGGCACTGTCACTGCTGAGTTAGACAATCAAGAGACTGGACCGCTGTTTGCTGTGATGGACAGCGAGTCTGCTGATCTCAACCCGCTGCCGAATACTCCTGATTTTGGTGATTCTAGCTCAGAATATGTCTCCAGAATTCTGATCGGTGGTTCTGATAAATTTGCTCCGATGACTGGAGATTATTCTGCAGTCCTCGAAGCAGCTAAGACAATCGCTACTGAGCGTTATCTGATGACGCCTAACACAACCGAGTATCCTAACTTCCTGACTACAGATAACGGCGCTGCTCGTGTAGTCACTCCGGAAGAGGCTGAGCGTGTACGCAACAGAGAATGGATCTTTACGCAGTGTATGTATGCATTTGATCTGCTGCAAGACAAGCTGGCCTACAATCCTCAGCGTATCATCAGCCCTGGTTGGGACGATCAAGATTATGATCAGTTCGGCAACACTGATAACTGGCCTGACACTGCTGACTTGTCTCCGTTCCACATCAAGCTGATGACTACAGCGTACAACAGCCGCTGCGCTACTGCACTCATCGACATCCCGCGCAGCATGCCTCGGAAGAAGGTCTACAACGACTCGATGTCTACTCCTGGTTATGCTCAGAAGCTCGGCCGCTACATCCCGTCTGACGGTGCTGGTTTCGAGTCCAACGGTTCTCTGTACCAGACTCACTCCGCACTGTTTGCTCCTTGGGGCCAATACATGTATGTGGGCATGTCCAAGCAGAGTCTCGCATCTCCTGGCTTCTTGGCCCTGATGATTCAGCGTGCAATGCTCTTGAATCAAGCCCTTCAGTACGAGTGGGCACTTCCCACAAGCCGTCGTCAGAACCTCAAGATCGGCAAGATGGCCTACAATGTGCCTAAGAAGTATCTGGATCAATGGCAGACACTCGAAGGTGTCGGCGTGAATGTCATCACAACCATCCCGGATCTGGGCACGAGCCTGTGGGGCAATTCTACGCTGTATGAGGTCCCGCCTGCAACCTACCAGGCACTTGCGAACCTCTCTACTCGCTATCTTGTGAACGCCATCGAGAATGTTGTTTACAAGTGCGGTATCGCAATCACCTTCCGGTACAATAACTCCGAGGCGTACTCTTCCTTCTACGCTGGCGTTACCCCGCTTCTGGACACCATGAAGAACGAAGAG